ACCCCCACGCCCACCCGGGATAAGAACCGCCGGAGAGGCTTCTCCCTGGTGCGGAGGGTCAAAGACATTCGGACCGTCACGCGATGTGACGGCCAACCGATGCCGCGCGATGCGGCTGAGGAGATTGCATGCCACGAGGTGGACACGGAAGGTCCGGCCCGCCGCCGGATCCGAAATCAGAACGCAGCGAGCGCCGTGGCATCCGCTTCGACGCGCTTCCGGTGGAGGGCTACGCCGGCGATGCCCCGGATTTCCCGCTCCCTGCCCCGTCAGCCCGAGAGTTGGAGATTTGGCGGTGGGCTTGGTCGACGCCGCAGGCCTGCGCCTGGGCACGGCAGCCGTGGCGCAACCGCACGATCGCAATGTGGGTTCGCTGGTCGGTGCGCATGGAGGAACCGAACGCTGGCGCTTCGCTCGGCAACGTCGTGGTTCGCCTGGCCGATCAGATAGGCATGACGCCCGCCGGCCTCAAGGACAACGGCTGGCGAATCGCCGTGGACGAGGTGGCCGCGAAGCGCGACGCCGTGGTTCAACTGCCGGATGAGGACGAAGATCCGGACGACCTGCGGTCCCGTTTCGCGGTAGTCCGCGATGCAGCCGGCTGACCGGTATGCCGTCGACTTCCCGACCCTGTGGATCGTGCCGGCCTGGATTCAGCGGCACTGCATCATCCCGGACGGATTTCGCAAGGGCCGCCCGTTTCGCCTATACGACTGGCAGTTCTGGTGCCTGGCGAACCACTACCGGATCAAGCCGCAAGCGCAGCAGGATCCGGACTTCCTGGCCGGCGACCCCGATGCGATGCCGGTCCGGACCGAGGCGTTCCACTACCGCCGTAGCCAGATCATCGCCCCACAGAAGACCGGCAAGGGCCCGTGGTCGGCGGCGTGGGTGTGTGCCGAGGGCCTGGCGCCGGTGCTGTTCTACGACTGGGCGGGCGAGAACGACGCCTACGTGTGCGACGACAACGGCTGTGACTGCGGCTGGGTGTACCGGTACCAGCCGGGTGAGCCGATGGGCCACGCCTGGCCGACGCCGCTGATTCAGCTGCTGGCGACGTCCGAGTCGCAGGTTGAGAACGTCTACCGGCCGTTGAAGGCGATGGCGCGGGGCCCGCGGCTGAAGAACCGCATGATGGTCCGTGAGGGCTTCATCCGGCTGCGGGGCGAGGGTGGTGATCCGGAGGAGAACCGGATCGACGTGGTGACCAGCTCGGCGCTGTCGCGGCTGGGTAACCCGATCAACTTCGCCCTGATGGACGAGTCGCAGCTCTACACCGAGTCCAACAAGCTGGTGAACGTCGCGCAGACAATGCGCCGGGGTGCTGCGGCGATGGGTGGCCGGTCCGGGGAGACGACGAACTGCTACGACCCGTCGGAGAACTCGACGGCGCAGCGGACGCACGAGTCGACGAAGCGCGACATCTTCAAGTTCTACGAACCGCCGCCGCCCGACTTGAAGTACAGCCGCCGCGACGAGCGCCGACGCATCCACGCGTTCAACTACAAAGGGTCGCCGCACGCGGACTTGCACGGCATCAACGCCGACGCCGACGAGCTGCACGACGAGGACCCGGCGAAAGCCGAGCGGTTCTTCGGCAACCGGATCGTCTACGGCGCCGGCACCTGGCTGGAGGGAAACCTCTGGGAGGCTCGGTCTCTGGAGAAACTGGGCCGGCCGCCGCGGATCGTTCCCGACGGCACGTCGATCGTCCTCGGTTTCGATGGTAGCGACGTCGACGACTGGACCGTGCTGCGGGCGCAGACCGAAGACGGCTACCAGTTCACGCCGGTGTTCGGCGACGACCGCAAGCCGTGCGCCTGGAACCCCGCCGAGCACAAGGGCAAGATCCCGCGGCTGGAGGTCGCGGCCGCGATCGAGGAGATATTCGGCCGGTTCACGGTGGTCCGGATGTACGCCGACCCGCCGGACTGGAAGACCGAGATCGACGGCTGGGCGGCCGAACACGGCGAGAAGGTCGTCATCCGGTGGGAGACCTACCGGATCACGCAGATGCACGCGGCCCTGGTGCGGCAGCACTCCGACGTGACCAAGGACGCGACGACGTTCACCCACGACGGCTGCCCGACAACGTTCATCCACATGAAGAACGCCCGGAAGCTGGCCCGGTCCGGCCAGAAGTACATCCTCGGCAAGCCGTCCCAGACCCAGAAGATCGACGCCGCGATGTCGTCGACGCTCGCCAACGAGGCCGCCGGTGACGTCACCGCGGCGAAGGCGTGGCCGAAACCCCGAGTCCGCCGCAAGGTGGTCGCCCTGCGTTGAGAGGAGCCTGCCTCGTGGCGCTGCCCGACGACTCCGACCCGATCGGCTGGGTCAACTACCTGGCCCGGGTCCACGACTCGGAACTGCCCGCACTGCGGGAGTACGACGGCCTGTACTCCGGCACCGCGCCGTTGCACTACCTGCACCCGGACATCCTGCGGGAGGTCGAGGACCGCATCACCGCGGTCATCCTCGGCTGGCCGATGCTCGCGGTCGACCCGCTCGAGGAACGTCTCGACGTGATCGGGTTCGCGTACCCGGAGGACGGTGACGCGGACCCGAACGTCACGCCGGACGAGCTGGCGTCGGCGATCGGTGACGCCAACCTGGCCATGGTGTGGGAGGACAACGACCTCGACACCGAGTCGCAGATGGGCCACATCGACGCCCTGGTGATGCGGCGGGCGTACATCGACGTCGGCACCCGGACGGCCGGGAACACCGACAGCCCGTTGACGACGATCGAGTCTCCGCTGGAGGCGTTCGCGCTGATCGACCCGCGCACCCGGGAGCCGCGGGCGTACCTGAAGCGCTGGACGGAGGAGTACGACCTGCTGCACGGGCAGCTGCCGCAGCAGTACGCGACGCTGAAGCTGCCCGACAAGACGGTTTGGTTCGACCAGGGGCCGACCGGGTGGCGGGAGACCGGCCGGGACGAGCACAAGCTCGGCACCCTGCCGGTGGCGGTCCTGACGAACCGGGCCCGGCTCGCGGACCGGTACGGCCGGTCGGAGCTGACGCCGCCGCTGCTGTCGCTGTCGCACGCGGCCAACAAAATCGCGACGGACATGATGGTCGCCGCGGAGTTCCACGCGATCCCGCTGCGGGCCCTGTTCGGTGTGGGCCCGGAGGATCTGGAGGACGTGTCCGGGAACCGGATGTCCGCGCTTCAGATCATCATGTCGCGGATCCTGACCGTCCCCGGTAACGAGGACCAGGACGGCGGCGGCGTGCGGCCACACGAGTTCTCGGCGTCGAGCCTGAGCAACTTCCACGACACGCTCGGCCAGCTGGCCCGGCACGCGGCCGGCCTTATCGGCATGGACCCGTCCGCGATGGGCATGACCGCCGGCGACAACCCGGCCAGCGCGGAGGCGCTGCGGTGGCGTGACAACCGGACGATCAAGCGCGCCGAACGCAAGAGCCGCGGCTTCGGTGGCGGCTGGAACCGGTGGGCGCAGCTGGTCCGCCGCTTCCAGGAAGGTGACTGGGATCCGAAGGCGCGCCGGGTGAAGACGCTGTGGCGTGACCCGGCGACCCCGACCAGGTCGCAGGCCGCCGACGCGGCGCTGAAACTGGTGACGGGCCGGATCATCCCGAAGCAGCAGGCCCGTGAGGACCTCGGGTACACGCCGGCGCAGCAGCGTCGGATGGAAGCCCAGGACGCGGCGAACATGGCCCTCGACCCGATCGGTGAGATCTCCGCTGACATGGGGCAGGGCCTGCCGGATAGCACCGCCGCCGGCGCCGGGGTATAGGCCGTGGCCGTTGACGACATCGCCGCGGCGCACGCCCGGCGGCAGGTGGCGTTGGGCCGCCGGGTGGCCGAGGAGATCGGCCGGTTGTGGCGGCTGCTGCTGGACCTGCGGGACATCGCCGCGTCGTGGGCGCGGGCGGTGCCGCGGGCGCTCGGTCTGATGACGGCCGGGCAGACCGCGGCCGCCGCCGACGCTGGCTCCTACATCGGCGCCGTGGCGGGCGCCTACGGCATCCGTAGCGACCCGGCTGGCCGGATCGTGCCGTCCGGGTTCGCGGGGACCGCGTCCGACGGCCGAGACATGACGTCGCTGCTGTACCTGCCGGCGATCACCGTGCTGACCCGCATCGCCGAAGGCGTCGATGTGGACCGGGCGGCCGCCAGTGGCGCCGCCGAGCTCGACATGATCGCCCGGACCCAGGTCGCGGACGCCGGCCGGGTCGCCGATGGGGTTGCCATCGCATCCCAGCCCCGGCTGAGCGGCTACATCCGGATGATCGTCGGTGACACCTGCTCGCGGTGCATAGTGTTGGCGGGCCGCTGGTACGAGTGGAACGCCGGTTTCCAGCGCCATCCGCGGTGCGACTGCATTCACATTCCGGCGTCCGAGGACACCGCCGACGAGGTTCTCACCAACCCGGCGAAGATCTTCGAGTCGATGTCGGCGGCCGAGCAGGACCGGGTGTTCACGATCGCGGGTGCCCAGGCGATCCGGGACGGCGCCGACATCTCGCAGGTGGTCAACGCCCGCCGCGGTGCGCGCGGGCTGACGCCTGCTGGTGCGCGGATCACGGCCGAGGAGGCGCGGATCCTGCGCGGCGGCCGGGACCGTGGCCGGCTCGAACGGACCAGCGTGTTCGGCCGGGACGTGTTCACGACCACCGAGGGACGGACCGTCCGTGGTGTCGCGGGCAAGAGACTCAGCCGGCGTGGCACGGAACGCGTCGGCCGATACCGGTCGGCGAAGGCGGCCCGGTTGATGCCGGAGTCGATCTATGAGCTGGCCGAGGATCGCGAGGACGCGATCCGGCTCCTGCGGTACCACGGTTACATCCTCTGACCTGGCGCGATGCCGGTCACCACACCGAGAAGGTCGCGATGACCCGACTCCCTGTCCACCCGTTCACCGGCCTCACGGCCATCGGGTTGCGCCGCGACGGCCGCCCGATCTACCCCATCCGTGGCGGCTCCGAGCCGTCACCGGTGCCCGGCGCTCCGGCACCGGCGCCTGCTCCGGCACCTGCTCCGGCACCGAACCCCGCGCCATCCCCGTCGCCCAAGCCGACCCAGGACGAGCCGCTCGGCCCTCCCGGGCTCAAGGCGCTCCAGGAGGAACGCAAGGCGCGGGAGGCGCTGGAGAAGCAGCTCGCCGAGCTGGCCCCGCTCAAGGATCTGGCCGCCGCGATCGCGGGCGGGCAGACCCCGCCGCCGGGCAAGAGCGCCGAGGACCTGCTCAACGATCGGTTCGCCACCTACGAGAAGGACCTCGCCGACGAGCGGCAGGCCCGCTGGCGTGCCGAGATCGCCCAGGAGAAGGGCCTCACCGCCCAGCAGGCGGCCCGGCTCGTCGGCGGCAACCGCGACGAACTCGCCGCCGACGCCGACGCCCTGACCGCCCTGTTCCCCACCGCCCCGGCCGGGCCGCGTACCCCCGTTCCGGACCCGTCACAGGGTGCCCGCGGCGGCCAGCCGGGGCCGGACCTGCAGGCGCAGATCGACGCGGCAAAGGCCAAGGGCGACTTCTGGGGCGCCGCCGCTCTGGAGCGCACGAAGCTGCAGAACGTTTCACGACCTCGATAGATCGAAGGGCCGGCGCGGGCCGCGCCCGAACCTGAAGGGAGCACCAGCTCATGGCTGGTATCACCGCGCTCGGCACGACGTACAACCTGCCGAACTACACGGGCCTGCTGTTCGGGCTCACCCCGGCTGACACGCCGTTCTTCTCCGCGATCGGCGGGCTCTCCGGCGGCGGCCAGACCACCGACTGGGAGTTCGAGTGGGAAACCTACGACATGCGGGCGGCTGGCCAGAACGTGGCGCTGGAAGGCCAGACGGCGCCGTCGCTGCAGAACCGTGTCCGGGCGAACGCCAGCAACGTTCTGCAGATCCACCAGGAAGCGGTCGGTGTCTCCTACACCAAGCAGGCGGCGACCGGCCGGCTGTCCGGTCTGGCGTCCGCGGGCGCGGCCAACCCGGTCCTCAACGAGCTGGACTGGCAGACGCGGGTCATGCTCATGCAGATGGTCCGGGACATCAACTGGTCGTTCCTGAACGGCGTCTACCAGAAGCCGGTCGACAACTCGACCAAGCGGCAGACCCGGGGCCTGCTCGCCGCAACCACCACCAACGTCACCAACGTGGCCGCCGCCGGTGTGTCCGGTGCTGCCGCGGCGTCGACCGACCTGATCACCTCGTCGGCGCACGGCCTGGTCGCCGGTGACACGGTCCGGTTCAACGCGGTGGGTGCGGCGACGCCGCTGACCACCACCGACGTGTACTACGTCATCACGCCGCTGACCAACACGTTCGCGGTGGCGCTGACCAAGGGCGGCGCGGCGGTGAACATCACCGTCGACGGCACCGTGAACTGGAACAAGGGCACCGCCCTGACCAAGGCGCACATCGACGCCACCGCGCAGCTGGCCTACGACAACGGCGGTCTGACCGGCGGCATGCCGGCGATGATCGTCGGGTCGGCGCAGAAGCTCGCGGTCACGAAGGCGTACACCGCGGCCGGGTACGTCACCAAGGAACTCGCGGGCAACATCGGCGGCGTCACCGTCGACCAGATCCAGACGGACTTCGGGCCGATGGGCATCATGCTCGACCGGGCGATGCCGCAGGACACCATCCAGATCGCCACGATGGGTCAGATCCGGCCGGTGTTCCTGGAGGTTCCCGGCAAGGGCACCTTCTTCGAGGAGCCGCTGGCGAAGGTCGGCGCCTCCGACCAGAACATGCTGTACGGCGAGACCGGTCTCGCTTACGGCAACCAGCTCGCCCACGCGAAGATCGTCGGTCTCGCGGCATGAGCGCGCAGAACACCGACGACGGTGCCGAGCTGGTCGTGCTGGCCGGCTCGGTCACCGTGCTCCGCAACGTCGGCGCGGGCATGGCCTATGTCGACGTGGCCCGAGGCGAGCCGGTCGGTGACCTCGACGACGAGACCCGCATCGGACTCCTCGCTCGCGGTGCGATCGGCCGCCGCGACGGCAGGCCGCACGAGGTCGCGGCCGAGCCGGGACCCGACGAGGACGAGGCCGACGATCCGGGTGCCGTGCCGGACGGCAACGTCGACGCCGTTCTCGCCTGGGTCGGCGACGACACCGACCGCGCCGCCCAGGCGCTGGAAGCCGAGCAGGGCGACGGCGGCAAGAACCGCAAGGGCGTCGTCGACCCGCTCACCGAACTCCTGACCCGACCCGAACAGTGACAGCGGACGGAGGCGAGGATGGCTGACCTCCTGGCGAGCGACACCGACCTCGCCTCCGCGCTGCAACGCGACGTGGACACCTCCTCGGCGATCCTCGCCTTGGAGGTGTGCACCGCGGTGGTGCAGGCCGCGGCCGGCCAGCGGATCGTCCGGGTTGTCGACGACACGGTCCGACTGTGGGGCGGCGCCGACCAGGTGCTGCGGCTGCCGGAGCGGCCGATCGTGTCGGTGGCGTCGGTGACGTATGGCGGGGTGCTGCTGTCGCAGGGCACCGCGTCGGGCACCTGGCGGCTCGACCCGAATGGGATCTGGCGTGACGTCGGCTGGATCGAGTGTCCGGGCGAGCCGTGGCCGACCGACGTGGTCTACACCCACGGTCTGACCGCTGACCAGCAGGACATCGAACTCGCCCGCGGCACGGTTCTGTCGCTGGCGAAGCCGTTCTTCACGAACCCGGACGGCACGATCCGCGAGGCCATCGACGACTACTCGGTCGCGTACGCCGAGGCCGAGATGGCGCTGGAGATGCGGCCCGGCGCGAAGGACCGGCTCCGTAAGAAGTACGGCCGTAAGGGCGGCATGGTCCGCATCGTCTGAGAGGGGCGGCCATGGCGGTCACGACCGAGCCGCCCTGGCTCAACCAGGCCTCCGGCACCGCGGCCCGTAACGGCACCACCAGCCACACGATCAGCTTCGGGTTCACTCCGGCGTCCGGGTCGCTGCTGGTGGTCGTGGTGTTCGGCGCGGTCACCCACAGTGCTACCGGCTGGACGGAGCAGCTCTCACCGGTCAACTCCGGCGAGCTGTCCGTTTTCACCAAGACGTCTGCCGGCGATACCGACATCACCGTCACCCACAACGGCAGCAACTACCCGGTCGCCTGGTGCGCGTACGAGTTCCCGACCGGGTCCAGCTACACGGCCGGGACGAGCGACAGCACCAACGTCGACACGTTCCCCACCCTGTCCGGTCTGCCCGGTGCCGAGCAGGTCATCATCGCCGCCCGGGGCCGGACCGCCACCGCCACCGAGACCGCCGGCAGCAGCACCTGGTCGGCGCCGTGGGTGGAGGACGCCGACCAGTTCACGGCCCTGTCCGGGACTGACGGCTGCTATCTGACCGTCGGGCATCAGATCAACGTCACCGCCACCAGCATCACCCCGTCGGCGTCGACGACGTACACGGGCACGTGGGGCACCCCGGACCGCGAGAAGATCGTGGTCGCCTTGGACGTCGCTGGGTTCGGCGCCGTTGCCGTCGTTGGTACGGCGCGGGCCGCAGCTATGGGCCGCAGCGTCGTCGCCAAGGTCGTTGCCGTGACCGCACGATCCGTTGCCTCGGCGACGGCTGCGGCGACCGCCCGCAAGGTGGCACCGACTGTCGCCCGGTCGGTTGCGGTGCCGACCGGATCCGCCGCGGCGAAGCACGTCACGCCCGCCACGGGCCGGCAGGTCGCAGCGCCCACCGGCATGGCCGCCGTGGTCAAGCGGCTGGCCGTTGCTGGCACCTCGATTGGCGCCGCGTCTGCGGTCATGTCGGGATCGTCGCGGGCAGTCACTGGCCGATGCGTTGGGGCCGCGCGCGCCGGGGCCTCCGTCGCCCGCAGCACCGCGGTCGCCGGCGCGGCTTGCGCGGCGCCGATCGGCCGGGCCACCGCGGTGCACCGCACACCGGTGGTCGCGTCCTCACCGGCGCTGGCCACCACCCGGGCGGTCGCCACCAAGCGGCTCGCCGTCTCCGGCCGGACGGTCGCGGCAGCAACCGCCGCCGGCATCGCCGGGCAGGCCGGCAGCACCCGCTCGGCGACTGGCCGCTGCACGGCGGTGGCGATCTGCCGATCCCGGACGCGGAACCGCACCCCGAGGCCGTACTCCGGCGTCACCTCCCGGCCGTTTACCGGCATCACGTACAGGCCCTGAAGGAGCGACCGTGCCGTTCAACACTCCCGCGAAGAACACGATGCTCGACGCGCTCGACGAGTCCAACACGCAGATCACGCACGTCGCGGTCTGGCAGCTCGGCGACCCGGGCACCGGCACCAACGCGACCGGCACCGAGGCGACCGGCGGGTCCCCGGCGTACGCCCGCCAGGCCGTCACCTGGGGCTCGGCCGCGTCGGAGCTGAAGCAGAACACCGGCGCGCTGACGTTCGACGTCCCGGCCGGCACCTACGGCTTCCTCTGCTTCTTCAACGCGTCCTCCGGGAACACCGGCAACTTCCGCGGGTACGTGCCGATCAACGGCACCGTCCGCGGCTTCTTCTCCGTCGACACGACTCTGGCCAACGACCAGTTCCTCAGCCCCGGGCACGGGCTGGCGAACAACGACAGGGTCATGCTGTTCAATGTCCTCGGCACCGCACTGCCGACCGGCGTCTCCGAGGGCACCATCTACCACGTCGTCAACGCCGCGACCGACACGTTCAAGGTGTCGACCACCCAGGGCGGCGCCGCGGTGGACCTCACCGCCGTGGGTGGCGGTGAGGGCTACTTCGAGAAGGTCATCCCGGAGACGTTCGCGTCGCAGGGGCAGCTGACCGTGGCGATCGGCGCGCTGACGCTCGACCTGACCGGCATCTGATGCTCGCGCCCGCGATCGACGAGCTGCTGTATCTCCAGGGCGACGAGGACTGCGACGTCTCCGTGCAGTGCCGCGGCTGCGACAAGGGCGGCGAGCCGGTCATCTTCTATACCCAGTTCGGCAGGAACCCGTACGACGAGCAGCGCGTACCGACGGCCCGGACCATCGCTGAGCTGTTCTCACTGATGAACCGGCACGTCCGCGAGGTTCATGGCGCGCCGGCCGAGCGGCCGGTCAACGTGCGGCTGGCCGGTGTTTCGTGAGCCGCGATGTTCTGCTCGGCCGGGCCCGTGCCGCCGCGCTGCGGGGCATGGCCGACACGTGCACCATCCGGCGGCGCACCGGCGCCGGCTCGGTCGGCGCCGACGGCAAGGTCACCCCCGCGTACACCACGCTCTACACCGGCCAATGCCGCGTGCAGCAGGTGACCGCGGAGCCTACCCCCGCAGATCCGGGCGAGGACCGGGAGCTGCTGGTGAGGCTGACTGTTCAGCTGCCGATCTCCGTGACGGGCCTTCAGGCTGCCGACGAGATCACCGTGACCGCGTCCGAGAACGACCCGGACCTGGTCGGCCGGGTTTTCCTGGTCAACGGCCTGCACCACAAGACTCACGCCACCTCCCGCCGGGTGGGCGTCATCGAGCGCACGCACTGAGGGGGCCGGCATGCGGGTGACGATCGAGTCGAACGCCGGCGAGCTGGCGGCCTCGCTGGAGATCGAGGCTGAGAACCTGCCGGACACGGTTCGGCCGGTCGTGCAGAAGGCGTCGCTGAACATCAAGCGCGACGCCCAGGCCCGCATCGGCCGCGGCCCCTACCTGCCGATGTACGGCCGGTCGATCTCCTACGACACGGAGGCGTCCGGAACGTCGGTGACCTCGGAGATCGGCCCCGACAAGGACCGCCCGCAGGGCCCGCTGGGAAACCTGCTGGAGTACGGCACCGGCGACACCCCACCGATCCCGCACCTCGGCCCCGCCCTGGACGCCGAAGAGCCCGCCTTCCTGCGCTACCTGGAGGAAGCGGTGGCGAAGGCGATCGAAGGGTGAACGCCGATCACGTCGCGCCGATCTTTGCGGCGCTGGCCGCCGACGACACCGAGAACCTCCGCACCGAGGACGGGGCTGTCCAGCCGGGCACCGAGCCGCCGTACCGGGCCGTCTACACCAGCGTCACCACGCCTGAGGCGATCGGCATGGAAGAGGCGGCCGACCGGGTCACCTGCACGGCGATCGTGCACAACGTCGGCTACAGCGCCGACGCGGCCCGCATCATCGCCGACCGGACCGCTGCCGTCCTGATCGGTCTGAGGCCCACGGTGGCCGGCCGGGATTGCGGCCGGATTCGGCTGATCGACTCGCGGCCGCAGCGGCGCGACGAGTCCACCAACGTCGTGGTCATCACCCAGACCGACGTCTACCAGTACACGTCGCTGCCGGGCTGACCGGCGGCCGCCCTGCAACCTCTCATCGAAAAGAGTGCACCGGATGACAGCCCAAGTCTCCCAATCGGTAACCACGGCGGCCGCCGCGCCGGTGCCGCTCACCCCGGCGGCGTCCGACACCATCGCCGAGAGTTCATTCGGGCCGGTCGGCGTCCTGATCCGCGTGATCACCACCGGTACCGCAACGGACGTCGCCGTCCTCGACCCGGGCGTGACGCCCGGCTACGGCAATCCCGGCACGGTGACGGCCCAGACGATGCCCGCGACCGGCACCCGCGAGTGGCTCATCCCCAGGGCGGCGATCAACGGCAGTACCAATGTCGCCACGATCACCTTCAGCGGCGCCCGCACCGGTGTCACCTACGAGCTGAAGAAGGTGTGACGGTGGCGTCGTACTGGCTGATCGGCCCCGAGGGTACCTACGCCCAGGTGGAAGGTGCGGCCCGCCGCGACCTGTTCATCGACCTCGGGTGGACCGCATCCGATGAGCCCGACCGCAACGGCCGGGTGTGGCTGCGTCACAGCGTGACCCGCGCCTACGCCCACTTCTCCGCCGAATCGCTGGAGGGCTGGCACGCCATCGGCTGGGAGTTCGCGGTCCCACCGATCCGGCGCACCGAGCAGGGGCCGGAGGCCCTCATCCCCGCGGATCCCGAATACGTCGAGCCTCAGCCGGCATCGACAACCAAGCCGAAGGCCGAGGCCGAGGACGTGAAGGAGAAGAAGAGTGCCTGACATCATCGGCGACGGCAAAGAGGGCTGGTGGCACCTCCCGGCCGTCGCGAACATGAACCTGGTGACCACCGCGGAATTCGCGGCCGGCACCCGCATTTCGCAGTGGATGACGAAGGACGGTGCAACCGGCTTCGCCGTGGACACCGCTGACGCGCCGACGTCGGGCATCGAGACGACGTTCGACACCGCCGTCAACGGCCGCCGCACGTTCTCCGGACCGAGGCTGCGCTTCAAGAAGCAGTCCGGCAGCGACTGGGTGTGGACGAACCTGACCCCGGACGCGACGGGCTTCCTGGTACGTCGGCGCAGCCTGGCCGCGGCCGCCACGGTGGCGTCGGCGCAGGCGCTTCAGGTGTTCGCGGTGATGTACGGCGAGGCCGCGCTCGTCGACATCGAGGACAACATGCCGGAGCGCTTCGACATCCCGGTCAAGATGACGGCCGAGCCGAAGCTCCGCGCCGCGGTCGCGTAACCGCAGCTCAACCAGACACCCCGGGCCTGACGGTCGCGGGGTTTTTCGTGCCCGGCCGGTGCCACCCGACGCCGGCCGGGCGCCTTTCGGGTATCGGGGCGAGGGAAACGTGGACTTCAAGGACAAGCTCAACAACGCCAAGCCGCACACGCGGACCGTGGAGATCTGCCTGCGCGGGGACCTGGTCGGCGAGATTGAGCGCCTCGACCGTGAGCTGGTGGGCGCAAGTAAGGCGCCATCGTCCGGCATGGAAGACGGTGCGAACCTGCGGGAGATCGCCGAGCGCATCGAGGCCCTCCGTGAGGAGATGGCGGCCGACGACAACAGCCACACGTTTGTCCTGCGAGCGCTTCCGGGGCCGAAGTATCGGGCGCTCAAGGCCGAACATCCGCCGCGCCTCGACGATGACGGGCGGGTCGACGACCGCGACCGGATCCTCGGCGCGAACATCGACACCCTCGCCGAACCGCTGGTGCGCGCCTCCATCGTCGACCCGGTGCTCGATGACGCCACCTGGGAGCAGGTCAACAACCAGCTCACCGACGGCCAGTTCGACCAACTCGTGCTTACCGCGCTCAGCGTCAACGGCGGTGGCGTCTCGATCCCTTTCTCGCGGGCCGCATCGCTCGTGATGCGGAGTACCGCACCCGAATAGAGGTCGCCGAGCGGCTCGGTATCGCCCCGTCCCGACTTGACGGGCGCGAGCCCACCGAGACGACCGAGCATGAGTACGACAGTGAAGGTCGCCTCATCCGCTCGACGACCACCCGCGAACCGGAGTGGACCGAGCAAGATCGCGGCGAACTGCTCGCGTTGGCCATCTACCGCGACGGCCTGTGCCCGAAGTGCGGCATGGAACTCGCGGTCTGCACCTCACATGAGGACACCGGACCGGAGTTCAGCGTTCGAGTCCGACGCTGCCGTGCCACCGACGCCAAGCTCGTCGAAATGGCCGAACGCAAACCCGACCGGCCCGAGGCGCTGCTCGTTGCGGTCCAATCGAAGGGGGGCGGCAGGTGACCCGCACTGTCAAGGTCAAGCTGACCGCCGACCACGCCGACCTCAAGGCGAAGCTGAAGGAGGCCGGTCAGCAGGCGACGCAGATGGGTGCCACCACCGCGGCCGCCGCGAAGATCGCCACCACCGCGCTCAAGGGCGCAGAGGACGCCGCCGAGGGCCTCGGTGACGCCCTGGACGACGCCGCCGATCAGGGTGGCGCGCTGACCGGGCTGGCCGCGGACATCCGCAAGCTCGACAACGAGATCACCAAGGCGGAGAACTCCGCCCGCGATCTGGCGCGCGAGTTCGCCCGCACCGGCGACAACGCGGTGCTGGACAAGCTCAAGGCCCAGCGCCGCGAGCTGACGCAGATGCGCAACGTGCGCAAGCTGCTGCCCGCTCCGGTGGAGATGGCGGCGGCTGGTGCGCAGATGGCGGCCGAGGTCGGCGGCGGGATGGCCCGGGAGCTGCCGAAGTTCCTGACCAAAGGTCTGCCGTTCGCTGCCGTCGGAGCGGGAATGGCGGCCGGTATCGTGCCGTTCCTGTCTGCGGCGATCTCGGCAGGTGTGCTGGGTGCCGCTGGCGGCGGTGGCATCGCCGGCGGCCTGGCTCTCGCGGCCCAGGACCAGCGGGTGGCGGGCGCTGCGAAGCTCATCGGCGAGCGCGTCATGGACCAGCTCGCCGGGTCGGCCGGCGCCGGAAGTTTTGTCGATGCCGCCCTGGACGCACTGGACGAGCTGGAGCGGGAGCTGGCGTCGTTGGACGGCGACATCTCCGGGATCCTCGGTGCGTCGGCGGCCAACATGGAGCCGCTGCTCGACGGCGTGATCGGGTTCGCCAGGGAGTTGATTCCGGACCTTAGGGTGGCCATCGAGCAGGCCCGGCCGATCTTCGATTCGCTGGCTACGATCGGGCCGCAGCTCGGCAACCTGGTCGGTGATGTGCTGCTGCAAATGGCCGACAACGCCCCGGCGGCGGCGGTGGCGCTGGAGCAGTTGGTCGATGTCATCGACGTCAGCGTGCGCGCTCTCTCGGATGTCATCAGTGTGCTGACGCAGGTGTACGACGCCGGTGTGAAGATCGGTCTGACGGGCCCTCAAGCGGCGATCCGGTCGTGGCTGGGCGAGATGGATCCGGCCGCGCAGCGAATCCGCACGGTCACGAAGGTGTCCGGGGAGCTGACGTCGGAGCTGACCCGCCAGGGCCGTGCCGCGTCCGACGCTGCTGCCGATCTGCGGTCGCTGCACGACATTGCCAACGAGATGGCCAACGCCAACCTCAGCGCGCGTGAGGCTCAGGTGGCCCTGCGTCGGGCGATCTCGGCCACGACCGAGGCTCGGGAAAAGGGCGGGAAGGTCACCGACAAGGAACGGTCGGCACTGTACGACCTGGCCCGGGCGGCGAACACTTCTACGGAGGCGCTGGACGCCCAGGGCCGCACGGCGGCCGAGGCTGCCGCGTCGGCGGACAAGCAGCGCGGCGCGTTCATCCGGGCCGCTGAGGGCATGGGCTACTCCCGCAAGCAGGCCAGGAAGCTGGCGGACGAGCTGCTGGCGATCCCGAAGGATGTCACCCCGAACGTCAAGGTCGAAGGGTCGTCGGCCGCGGCGGCACGCATCCAGGCGATCAAGGACGCCCTGAACCAGCTGCCCGGCACCAAGACGATCACCATCAACACCCGGGCCGAGATCCCGGCTGGCATGTCGCTGCGGCAGCTCATGAACGCCCGCGGCGGCACGGTCATGCCGATGGCGGCCGGCGGCGGCATCTATCCGGCTTCCAACCCGCCGCTGGTCCGGTTCGCCGAACCGGAGACGGGCGGGGAGCTGTACGTCCCGCGCAAGGGCATCTCGAGGGCCCGGGCGCGTGGCCTGCTCGCCGAGGGTGCCGCCTGGCACGGCCTGAGTATCAGCCCCATGGCGGCCGGCGGCTCCCTGGTCGCGGCGGCTCAGGGCAGCCTGGTCAACGTCGATTCGGGTAGCGGCTCGCTGTCGGGCACTCGGCTGGACTATTACGAGTCGGCGATCTCCGCCCGCGACGCGGTGACCAGCCTGAACGCGGCACTGAAGGACAACGGCAAGGCCTTCGGCTGGTCGACGCAGAAGGGCCGCGACAACTCCAAGGCGCTGATCTCCGGCACCCGGGCGGCCCAGTCTGCGGCTGAGGCGAAGTACGAAGAGACCGGCTCGGTGCAGGCGGCCAACAAGGTGTACGCCGACTACATCCGGCTCCTCGACCAGTCGATGACGAAGATGGGCATCAACGCCAAGACCCGGCGTGAGCTGCTCAAGGCCTACTCGGAACCGCCGCAATACGGGGTGGCGCCGTCGAACTCCTCCGCACGGGTCCGGTCGGTCACCGACCAGATCGGCGCAGACCAGGCCCTCGGTGACGCGCGGGCCGCGTTCGCCTGGACCAAGCCGACGTTCAACTCCAAGACGGCGGCCGGCCAGGCCGAGCTTCAGCAGCTGTTCTCGTTCCTGGGTTCGGCTGAGTCGGCTGCGCAGAGTCTGTTCACGGAGACCGGCAACAGCAAGACCGCAACCGCCCTCTACAACACCTACCTCAACGGCCTGCGGTCCACGCTGCGGGCGTCCGGGATGAGCCAGGGCGCGATCGACCAGCTGTTCAAGACCTACGGCCGGATCACCCTGAGCAAGAACAGGTGGGGCGGCATGTACGAGCGGGCCGGCGGCGGGCTCACCGAGGCGCAGATCGCCCCGGGCGGCCCGACCCGGTACGCGTGGGCCGAGAGCAGCACCGGCGGCGAGGCGTTCATCCCCCGCAACGGCGACCGGGCCCGGTCGCTGGGGATCTGGCAGCACGTCGGCGAGAAGTGGCTCGGCCAGTCGGCTGGCGGCAGTGGCCGGTCCGGGCCGATCACCGTGCAGGCGACCATCCCGATCACGCTCGGGTCGGAGACCATCACCCGCCAGGTTCGCCTCGAGGTCGACGCCGCTCTCGGCCAGGTCGTCGACGCCGTCGTCTACCAGACCGCCTAGGAGGCCCGGATGCCGACAACCCTGGTGGCCACCCCAGAGCCGTCCGCCGATCCGCCGCGGATCCTGCTGGAGCTGACGTACACCGGTCAGACGTCGGCGACGATCGTGCGCACGGACCCGGACGGCTCCCAGGTGCCGGTTCGGCTCGCTGAGCCCGCCGCCCTTGACGGGGTGGGCTCATGGGTCGGCTACGACTACGAGTCGTGGTTCGAGGGCTCCACCAGCTACACGGCCACCACCGGCGCGGGCAGCGTCACCAGCTCCACCGTGAGCCTCGACGTGACCGACGTGTGGCTACGGCACCCGGGCATCCCGTCACTGTCGCAGCAGATCGACTTCCAGGGCGACGGCGCGCCGGTCCGGCCGGTCGTGCAGGCCGTCCTGGAGCCGCTCGGCCGGACCTACCCGGTGGTGGTCTCCGACGGCCGGCGCAAGGCCAAGCGGGGCGAGATCACCATCCGCACCAAGCTCGACGCCGAACACACCGCGCTGGCCGCCCTCGTCGACGACGTCACGCCGCTGCTGCTGGACGTCCCGCCGTCCAAGGGGTTCGGTGTCGACCTGACCCACCAGTACCTGGCGATCGCGGACGTAACGCAGTCCCGGCTTCGGCCCGACTACTACAAGCACCCGTGGCGGATCTGGACGGCCCCGTACATCGTTGTCGGCCGGCCGGCCGGTGACCTCCAGTCGGAGCGCACGTACGCGACCGTGCTGGCCGATCACGCCACCTATCAGGAGCTGGTCACCCTCTACTCCACGTACACCGAGCTGCTCACGGGGGTGTGATGTACCCGGTCAGCGAGACCTTCGGCCGGGCACTACGCCAGGCGCATGCTGCGGTGTTTCAGGTGGATGCCTACCTCGGTGGCAGCCCGATCGCCGAGGACATCGACATCTCCGGCGGGCAGGTGTCGGTGGCGTCCGGCTCTGGGGTGCGCCGCACCTTGGACCTGACGATCACCGACCGGGACCTGTGGTCGACGCTCGACGTGATCGGCGTGGAGCTGCGGGCCTACCGCGGCATCCGCTACCCGTCCGGCACCCGGGAGATGGTCCCGCTCGGGGTCTTCTCCCTCGACACGCAGGCCATGGCCGTCGGCCCGACCGATGGCATCCAGGTCCGGTCGGCACCGGACCGGTGGGCTCGGGTTCAGCGGGCCCAGTTCGAGACGCCCACCGCCAGCATCCCGTCGGCGCAGATTCGATCCGAGATCTCCCGGCTCGTCACCGGCGCCGTCTCTGGCATCACCGTGAGCACCACGGCGACCCGGACGGACACCGTCGGCCCGATCGTGTGGGAGCAGGACCGGGCCGGCGCGGCCGCTGATCTCGCGACCAGCATCGGCGCCGAGGTGTTTTTCGACGTCGACGGGAATTTGGTCATCGAAGACGCGCCGCTGCTCGGCCAGACGCCGGTGTGGACGGTGGACGCCTCGCTGACGGGTGTACTGCTCGGCGGCGAGCGGTCCCGGGACCGGCAGCGCACCTACAACGTGGTGGTCGCTTACCCGTCGTCGTTGACGGGGGCGTCCCCGTACAGCCCGGTGGTGGTGGCCGACAACGACCCAACCAGCCGGACATACGTGGGCGGCCCGTTCGGCCGAGTGCCGTACCGCTACACCAGCCCGGCCATGACGACGTCCGGGCAGGCAACCGCCGCGGCGACGGCGCTGCTCAACCGAATCAAGGCCGTCAACGCTCAGCTCTCGATCGAGTCGGTGGTGCACCCGGGCCTGGACCGCGGTGACGTCATCACCGTGCTCACCCCGGACGGCAGCACCGAGCGGCACCTGGTCGACTCGGTGACCATCCCGCTGACCGTGAACGGCGCCCAGCAGGTCACCACCCGCTCGTCCCGTCCGGAGGGCGACATCCCGGCAGGAGAGTGACCATGCAGCACGTCGCACGGCTATCCAGGGAGATCAACGTGGGCAAGCCGCCCCAGGGCGCCCCGTCCGCGTGGATCGAACCGGCCACCGTCGCCACCGTCACGCCCGGCGCGGCCGCCGACGGCAACGCACTGGTCACCGTCACCTGGCGCGGCGCCGCCCAGCAGGCCGCCTACCTGTCCTCATACACGCCCACCGTCAGCCATGTCGTCGCGGTCGTCTACCAGCCACCCGGCGGGTTGCTGATCCTCGGCCGCATCATCGGCACCCCACCGAGCTAAGGAGCCCGCGTGCCCAACACCACCTACCTGGCGTTGCCGTACCCGGCCCTGTCTGCGGCCCCGAACGTCCCACAGGACATCCAGGGGCTGGCCGGTGAGATCGACGACACCCTCAGCGGCATCATCCGATGCACCTCCTCCACGCGACCGACCACCCGCGAGGCCGCGGTCATCTACGAGACCGACACCGACGCCCTCATGCACTACAACGGGTCGTGGCTGCCGCTGCTCGACGCGCTGACCCAGTCGTACACGCCGGTGTTCTCGGCGTCGACGTCTGGCGGGACCCAGGGCAACGGGACCTTGACCGGCCGGTATGGGCGCGTCGGTGGCTGGACCCAGTTCCAGATCAACTTCACCATCGGCAGCACCACCACCGGCGGGTCTGGCAGGTGGCTGTTCACCCTGCCGACGGCGCCGACCCTGGAAGGCGTGGCGGCCGCAATCTGCGAAGACACCTCGGCCTCCCAGCGGTTCGGTGGCTCCGCCTGGTTCACCGGCGGCGGCATCTTCTCCATCGCCGTCGGCGCCGGCGGCAACATCGGCGCCAGCTCTGCCGTGCCGTTCACGTGGGCCACCGGCGACAAGCTCATGATCTGCGGCCGCTACTACTGAGGAGCGTCGTGACAACCTTCCCGCTAGCCCTTGAAGAGGGCCTGGTCCTGGCCGGCGCCATGTCCAAGTCTGCCGCTCGCAATGCGGCCAAGACGTGGCTGATGACCGTGAAGGGGCTGACGGACGACGACGCCTCGGACGCCATCGATGGGGTCGGCGTCGGTCAGGGAGCCCATTGGAGCGACGAGCCCGACAATGACGGAAACGCGCCGGCGGGCTTCGTGATGAGCCCCGACTACCCTGGGGCCGTTCCGGTCACGATCGTCCACCTGGCCCGCCCACTGCTGGTCGGTGAATGATGGCGCAGTCGCCGGAGTACCCCGACCTGCCGTGGATGCCGCCGCGATCCTGGACGGACGCCAACCGGTCGAGCGTGCAGCTGGTCGTCATCCACACGACCGAGGGCAGCGCGCACGCCCAGTCCGCCGAGGATGGTGCCAGCTACGACCAGCGCCGCACCGACGGCACCAGCACCCACTACTTCGTCGACAGCGACTCGGTCGTGCAGTGCGTCCGCACCGCCGACCAGGCGCACACGGCCCGCGCCCAGGGCAACCGCCGGGGTATCCAGTACGAACTGTGCGGCCGCACGACCCTCGACTGGGCCGGCGCCTACGCGCAGGCGATGTTGCGGCGCGCGGCGCACCAGGCGGCCCGGGACTGCCGGAAGTGGGGCATCCCAGCCCGCAAGCTCAGCCCAGCGCAGGTCGCCGACGGGCTGAAGGGCTTCTGCGGGCACGCCGACATCACGTACGCGTTCCCGCAGGACGGCGGCACCCACACCGACCCGGGCAGCGCATTCCCGTGGTCGCAGTTCCTGGGCTACGTCCAGGCCGAACTCAACCCGGAGGTAACCGTGGACCTGCAAGACGTCAAGGACATCTGGACCACCGACGGCTTCATCGCCGCCCCGGCCAACGCCGCGTCGGCCGCCTCAAACCCGTACTGGACTCCGGCCTCGTTCCTGAAGGACGGCTCGGAGCTGGCCCGGGCCAACGCGCAGACCCTCGCCGAGATCAAGGCCACGCAGGTGGCGATCCTGGCGAAAGTGTCCGGCGACCTGGTCGACGAGCAGGCGGTCGCGGCGGGCGTGCTGGCGGGCCTGCCGGTTCCGGCGATCGTCACGGCGATCGCGTCCGGTCTCCCGCCGGAGCTGGCGCGTCAGGTTGCTGACGAGCTGGCTGCCCGGCTGGCGTCGTGAGTGAGCGAGCGCGCCACCCCGCCGACCACTCCGCCCCGTGGGATCGCGGTGCGGGATCTCGTTTCGTTCGTCCTGGGCTGGGGCCTGATCGGCTACGAGGTGCTGCTCCGGCCGGACGTGCGGGAGTCGGTGCTGCTGCTGGCCGCTACGGCGGTGGGGATTCCCGGTCTGACGTTGGGCGCGTCGTCGGTGGCGGAGGCGGTGCGGTCCCGCGCTGGTACCGGATCGCCGTCGGAACCCTCTCCGCCGGTGGTGTCGCCACCGTCGCCGCCATCCTGATCGCCCGAAGCCTCGGATAGGAGCACACCATGCCCAACGTCACCGCAAAGATCATCTGCGACAGCAAGACCGAGACCGGCGAAGGCGACGACCGCACGGTCAACGTCGCGTTCCGCCCGGACTACCAGGACGGCCGCAACGCCGAGTGGGCGCGGTGGACGCCCGGCCTGTCGCTGACCATGGGCCTGAGGGGCGCGGTCGCCGACCTGTTCGAGGTCGGCAAGCCGTACACGCTCACGTTCTCCGAGGAGGACTGACCATGCGCACCGCAGCCTTCTGGCGCGAAACGGCGGAGAGAGCCGTCAAGTCCGCAGCTCAGGCCCTACTCGGCCTGTGGCCGCTCGACCAGTTCAACGTCCTCGACGCCGACCCGCGTTTGGCCGGCGGGGTCGCGGCTGGCGCCGCGGTGCTGTCGATCCTGACGTCGCTGGCGTCGACCGCGATCGGCCGCGGCGACAGTCCGGCCGCGCTGCCGTGAGCCGTCGCGCCGTCTGGACGCTGGCGTTCCTCGGCGTCACCGCGAACCGCCGCCTGTAGCACCCCTGTAGCACCCACAGACGCACTACAGAGCCGCCCCCCGACTTCGGTCGGGGGGCGGCTTTCGTCGTGTCCGGACTACTCCGGCACCAGCTCAATGCTGGCCACGTCGATCCAGACCTTCGCGTCGGCCGACTCGATCGCGATCACCTCGGACGGCATCTGCTCCGACCGGCGCTTGCCCATCGTGAACGACCCCGTCTTCACCCCGTCGGCGCCGACCACCTTGTACGTCACCCGCCACGTGTGCAGCGTCGAGATCTCGCCGGGCGGCCCTTCAACATGCGCCACTACGTCGAAGCGGATCATGCATCGATCCTTGACGCATTGCCGGGACGTCTCCCGGGGTGTCAGCGAGATCGAGTCCAGCGGCGGCGTCTCCACGGGGGCGGGCCCCGGCACCGAGCTGGCGCCCGCCCCCGTGGCAGCTACGGCATGGCCGGGCGAGTCGCTGCCACGGTTGACGAACAGGAAGGCTCCGCCACCGACAGCCAGCGCCAGGACGGCAACGCCGATCCGCAGCCAGGGTCGCGGCTGACGCCGAGGGGTCTCGATGATTGGCTGCGGGTAGGACACGGCGTCTCCCGGACATGGTGGTGGGGGTGTGCTGCCAGGGTGAGGCGGCAAGTCAAGAGCATGGATCGCCGCGGCCTGTCGAGGCCAGTGTGGACGGATGATCAGCGGCGAACTCCAGCCGATCGGCGGACCCGCGTAGCGGACACGCCCGCCGGTCGTTGAGATGGCGTACCGTCGATAGCCGGCGGCCGGTGTCTTGCGGCCCGGCCGCCATCCCCTGACCGCAAGCAGGGACGTGACCCCATGCCCGACACCTTCGCCGTCGAACTCCGCCGACTCCGCGGCCAGCGAGGCCTGTCCTACCGGCAACTCGCCGCCCTCTCCGCCGTGAGTTCCAGCCAGATCAGCGACCTTGAGAAGTGCCAGCGCCGGCCAACCCCGGAGATCGCCGCCGCCCTCGACCTGGCCCTCGACGCCCGCGGCCGGCTGTCCGCCATGCTGCGTACCCCGGCGCCCGACGACATCGAGGGCGAGTACGAGGCCCTGGAGCTGGCGCAACGCGCCGCCGCTTCCGACGTCAGCGACACCACCCTGAACCGGCTCGACGCCATCGCCGACAAGATGGCCATGTCGTACGCGACCACCCCGCCCGCCGAGCTGCTGCCCAAGGTCCGCCGACACCTGCAATACGTCGACCAGCTGCTCGCTGGCCGGAAGACTCTGCAGCAGCACCGGCGCCTGCTCGTCGCCGGCGGCTGGCTGTCGCTGCTGCGGGCCACCGTGCACATCGACCTTCAGCAGCGGGCCGCCGCCGCGGCCCAGCTGGAGACAGCGTCCGAGCTGGCCGAGCAAGCTGGTCATGCCGAGATCGCCGCCTGGTGCCTGGAGACGGACGCCTGGGACCACCTCACCCGCGGCCACCACCGCCGGGCCGTCGAGCTGTCCCAGCACGCGCAGGCGATCGCCCCGGCGAACGGGTCGGCGATTGTGCAGGCGACCGCTCAGGAGGGCCGGGCGTGGGCGCGGCTCGGCGACCAGGCGGCGATGCGGGACGCTCTCGGCCGTGTCGAGCAGATGGCCGGACACCGTCCGATGCCGGCCCATCCCGAGCACCACTACCAGTACGACCCGGGGAAGATGCACGCCTACACGGCGACCACGCTGGCATGGGCCGGTGACCCGGCCGCGGAGCGGGTGGCTCGGGAGGTGTTGATCGAGCTGGAGGCGGAGGGCGCGCGGCCGCGGCGGATCGCGTCGGCGCGGCTGGACCTCGGCCTGGCGCTGCTGTCCGGCGAGAACCGGCGTCCGGACGAGGCGGCGGCCGAGGCGCGGGCGGCGATCCGGTCCGGCCGGATCGTGCCGTCGAACTGGTGGCGCGTTGAGGAACTGGTGGGCGGGGTGGTGGAGTCCGGCGCTTCGGAGGGCCGCGACCTGCGCGAGGAAGCCAACGCGGCCCGGCCTGTCGAGGGCTGACCTCCTGTCCGCACGGTTGCGGACGCCGCCGCGGACTTTGCGGACGCCGGCTACCTGCCGCTGCCGTGATCCGTCGCTGACGATCGGTAGCAGCGGCGGCGGGTGCAACCCACAGAGCGCCCGCCGCCGCCCCGATCGGAGGCGGGCATGTTCAGCGAGGCCATGCGGAAGCTGATGTGGCGACGGCGACTACGCGCCGCCCGAGACTGGCAGGAAGCCCAACGCCAGCAGGCGGCCGAACACAGTGCCGCGGTTCGGCGGATCCTCGACCAGGTGGAGCGGGCTGCGTGAGCCGGCCGATCCTGACTGTCGGCCCCCGCACGCTCCCGGACGCCGGCACCGCCCGGGTGTGGATCGACACCGGGTCCGGACCGGGGTACGTCCGCGAGGTCAGCGTCACCCGGCTCACCCTCGCCGAGGTCGATGACGGCCAGGGCGACCACGCGTTCTACCTGCTGTGCCGTCCCGGCGAGGTGCCGTGCGAGGCCACCGATGGGTGACTTCACGCTAAGCCAGCTCATCGCCTCGCCGGAGTTCCCGCTCCCGGCAGACAGCGCACCGGCCCGGTTCACCCGGCTCCTCGCCGAGGTGGTCCCCGGCTGGCGGGTCGAGCCGCCCGACGAGCAGGCCGTCGACATGCATTTCGCGGCGATCACCCCGGACGACACCCGGCGCAGTGTCGCCGTCACCGTGGACTGGCCGCCAGCGGCCGGATACCGGGACATCGACGAGTGGACGGTGCACGGCTACGGCCCCCACCGGGTCGGCATGGAGTTGCAGCTGTGCCACGACGCCGGCCGGGAGGAGTTCGCTGTCGCGCTCCGCCTGCTACGGACGGCGTGGGAAGACGTTCGGTCCGGATCAGCCGGGCCGAAGCGAAAAGAGGAGGGCCTCGTGGAGGTCAAGGGAATGCAGGTCAACCTGGACGGCGCCGACTGGAAGAAGAGCAGCCGCTCCGGTGCGGCAGGGCACTGCGTGGAGGTCGCGGTCGTCGGGCAGGCGACCGCGGTCCGTGACTCGAAGGACCCGTCAGGCCCGGCGCTGGTGTTCACCGGCGACGAGTGGGACGCGTTCCTGGGTGGCGCGAAGGCCGGCGAGTTCGACCGGAGCTGACCCTCTCCTGATGGGCGGCGGCCGGGCCACGCATGGCCCGGCCGCCGTTCGCTATTCGCCTTCGGAGCCCTCGTCAACGGGCGGACGGTGCTCGCGGATCCAGGCCATGACTTCGTCCTCGTACCAGACGGCGCCCATGCGCAGGGTGTCGTCGACGGGGTCGGGAAAGCCTTTGCGGTGCATGATCTCGCGGGCCCTGGTGCGTGCGAGCCCGAGTGCTTGCTGGATCTCCCAGGCACCCATGAGTCGCTCTCTGCGCATGGGCTGAAGTTATGGTCCCGTTCGGAGCGGCCCACTGGTCCGCTCAGGTGAGCGGCCTGTTGATCAGTTGTCGCGCGCCATACTGCACGATCACTGCGAGTGTGGCAATAGTTGCTGCACGTGCGTTCAGCTTTCGGCGTTGATCGGTACGTTCGGCGGATCGGTGACCGAAAACGATCGACACGCTCGCTCCCCGTTACGGGGATGTTGCGGGGCGTGGTCGCCGGGTTCTAGTGGACCTTCGCCAGTCACCGCAGCCAGCGGCGACCAACGCAGGAACGGGGAAGTACCCATGACCACCCACACCGCCGCCGCCGTCCTCAGCCCCGACGACCAGCCCGACACCACCGCCGCCAGCCTCGAACACTGCGAAGCCTGCGGCTACCAGCTCTACGGCATCGTCCACACCTGGGAAGCCGCCTACGACCTGCTCCGCGCCGACCTGGTCCAGGTCATCGTCGTGGCCCGCCGCGACACCTGGGCACCACGCATCGAGTACGCCGAACGCCGCAACCAGCGCGTAATCGCCAGCCGCGGCACCACCAACACCCGCTGGCGGCGCGCCCGCGTCGTCCGCCGCTACCGCTGACCGCACACACGAAAGCGCCGGACCCATTCTCACTGGGTCCGGCGCTTCCTTGCGTTCAGGTTAGATCCGGCAGGGCTGCCACCGCAGCGGCCCGCTGAGCGTCGACGACCTCGACGTACCCCTGCGTGGTCGACACGTCCGCGTGCCCCATCAAATCCTGCACGGTCCGCAGGTCCTTCGTCCGGGCGTACGTCTGCGTTCCGAACCAGTGCCTCAAGCGGTGCATGCTCGCCCCGGCCTGCATCTTCCGCAGCCGGTAGTTGCCCCGGTGCGCGACCTTCTGCGGGCTCAGCCGGGTCACGCCGTCGTGGTCCAGGGCGACCGGCCCGGCGGGCAGCTCGGCGACCGCCCGCCACAGTGCCGGGTGCGTCGGCACGAACCGCTCCCGGTCGCCCTTGCCCGACGGCACCCAGACGTGCTGCTCGGTGATGTGCGCCCGGTCGGCACGCGAGATCTCCACGCACCGCAGTCCGGCGTAGGCCGCCAGCAGGAACCACGCCCGGTGCGGCTCCGGGGCCCGGCCGAGCATGTCGGTGAGCTGCTCGGTGCTGACCGGCTTCGGGCGGCGACGTGGCCGGCGGACGCGAGGCAGGCAAACGGTGGGGTCGTAGTCCAGCCAAGGGTCGTCCGGGTCGTCCGGGGGGTAGCACGCCCAGGAGAAGAAGCCGGCGATCGCGGATCGGTAGGTGAGCCGGGTCGACGGGCCGCGGTTGGGTGCGAATATCCAGGCGCGCAGTTCGGGGGTGCTGGCTCCAGCCAGACCGCTGGGCAGGTCGCGGTCGGCCCGGCGCAGGATGCCGGTGTAGTCGGTGATGGTGCGGGGCGACAGGGCGGTGTCGACGCCGTCAGCGGCCTCGGCGGCGAGGTGGGTGGAGTACAGCTCGATGAGGTCCATGTGATCCACCCTGTTACGCGGCGCTGCGGCTGGGGATCGTGTGTCCGGGGGTACGAACTTGGCGCGGTCTGCGCTCTTCCCGAGTTGTCCGTCCGGTCGGGCGTTGACGGGAGCGGACCGGGTGTGCCTTTGGCGCTGGAGCCGCCGAACGGCTGATCTGGCCGGAAACAACCTTAGGGTTGTTGATCACCCCGGCCGCGACTTCGGCTCCGGGGAGAAGCGCCTGGAAGCTGATGCCGAGGCCGCTGGCGATGAGGGCCAGATCGTTGAGGTCGATGGGCTGTTTGCCGCGTAGGCGGACGCTCAGCCACTGCTCCGTTTTCCCGATCCTCCGCGCCAGTTCGCTCTGCCTAATGTCGGCACGGGTCATGGCGACGCGGATCTCCATGGCTACGAGTTGCGTGAGGGTCTTCGCGGGGACCTCAGGCTCAAGACTCATAGCGTCAATCATGATGATCCTCCGTCATCAAGTCAACCTTTCGGACAGGCTGGCACATCCATGCTTGACGCCTCACGCTATGAGTGAGAGTCTTCATCCATGACGCAAGAGACAACGGTTTTGACGACCGGCCTAACGCATCGCGTTGCGGCTGAGATCAGGGCTGAGCTTGCGCGCCAGCAGATGACTCAGCGGGAACTAGCCCGCCGGATTCGCATCGACCAGGCCATCGTCAGCAAGCGCCTCAACGGCGGCTCGGCCCGCTCGTGGACGCTCGACGAGCTGGACAGCATCGCTGTCGCCCTGGGCGTCCCGGCGGCCTCGTTCCTCGCCGCCCGGTCCACTGCGAGCGCGGCATGACCGACATCGCCCCCCTGACCCGCGCCGAGGCGATCGCCCTCGGCGACTGCGAGCAGCGCATCGAGCGCGGACTCAAGACTTTCATCGAGGTCGGCACCGCGCTCATCGCGATCCGCGACAACCGGCTGTACCGGGCCTCGCACGGGACCTTCGAGCTGTACTGCCGCGAACGATGGAACATGACGCCGCAGCACGCCAACCGGCTCGCCCTGGCTGCCGGGGTCGTGGCGTCGATGGAACCAATTGGTTCCACTCCGCCGCCGTCCACCGAGAGCCAGGCCCGCGAGCTGGCGAAGGTGCCCGAGCCGGAGCGCGCCGACGTGTGGGCCGAGGCCGTCGAGCGCACCGCCGGCAAGCCGACCGCGGCCGCCGTCCGCCAGGTCGCCGAAGAGCGCACCGCGCCGGACCTGAAGCCCCGGATCGTCCGGCAGCTCACGCATGCCGGGCAGGAGGGTCTGACGGTCGCCGACATCGCGGCGGCCTGGCCCGGCGCCGTCTCCCGCGCCGACCTTTGGGCCGCCCTCGGCGAGCTGGAGGAGGCCGGCCAGGTCGAGCCTGCTGGCCGGGCGCGGCGCGGCAACCACATGGAGGACCTGTGGGCGCTCGCCGAGCTGCCCACCGAAGACCACCCGACTCAGGAGGGTGAGGGCCGGTCGGCCGGCCTCCCGTTGGCTGCGGCTACAGCCGACGAAAGCGACGCGTCTGTGGTGGGCGACGTCGCAGCCGACGAGCTTCCCGACCCGCTCGCGGGCGTGGGCGACCAGTACCGCACCGACCCGGCCGAGCGGATCGCCTCGGTCGCCGAGGTCGCCCCGGAGTTCGTCCGGCCGGCCGAGCCGGACCCGGTCGCGCTGGTCAACGCCGCCCTAGACCGGTTCGTTCCGGACCAGAACGCGGGCACCTTCGCGTGGCGCAAGGACCTGCACGCCCGGTTGAAGCCCGCGCACCAGGTGACGCTGTGGATCGACGTCGACGACGCGGCCGAGTTCGCCTCCGCCGACGACGTGGAGACGATTCGCCAGCTGGCGCTGTCCTTCGCCGACCTGCACCGCCGGATCCTGGCGGCCCGCAACGACAACGTCGTGCAGCTGCGAGCGGTCCAGTGAACCGGGCCATCAACCGCGCGGCCTGGTCGCCGGAGGAGCGGGCCGAGTTCGACGAGCTGCTGGCCGAGGTGATCGCCGCGTCGACGAGCACGGCCGAGCGGCTGGCCCTGATGGACGCGAAGGTCCTCGACGCGGTGCAGGCGCACCGACCCTGGGCTACGGAGTTCATCATGGCGGCCCGGCGTGAGGGCTACGCGCGTGAGATCAGCCGCCACCAGGGTCGCCAGCGGGTGACGGTCGCCTACGACGGGCGCGTGCTGTCGGTTCCGGCCGTGCAGGCGCGACGGGTGGTCGACGAGTCCGGCGTGACCGGCTACCAGCGCGAGCTGATCGAGCTGTGGACGTGGGACGAGCTGCGTGAGAAGCGCCGCGAGGCCGTCAAGGCGTCGACGACCTACACCGAGAAGGTCGCCCACTACGACCGGCTGCTGATGCTCGGCGAGCTGGCTCCCGGATCGGAGACGCCGGCCGAGGCCGCCGCTGCCCTGGGCGTGGACCTCGGCGAGTGGCTAGGCCGCGCGGCGTGAGCCGCGCCAAGAACTGAAACAGATGCGTCGCCCGGGGTGAGGCCCGGACGACGCCGCACCGGACAGCACTCCCAACAGAAAGGACGTCCGATGACCAGTCCGACTCTACCGGCCGCCGAGCACTCCCACAGTGGTGGAAGCGCTGGTGGGCCTGGTGAGAACTCCGCCAGCTGCGTGTGTGGCGTGACGTTCGACGGGTTCGACACCCACCGCGAGGCCGTCGCCCAGGTCGAGCAGCACATCCGCGACGAGCAGGAGACCAAGCGCGCCGACCAGCTGGCCGTCGGTGACTGGGTGTCCCTGCTGGCCGACCACCGCGACCCGTGGGAGACCCGCCGGAACACGAAGGTCGCGGCCGTGTTCCCGTACACCGACGAGGTCGAGAACGACCGGGTGTTGCTGGTTACGAGGACGTCCGACGCCGCGCGTCCGTGGACGAACCGGCTGCTGGCCGATCAGCCGGTCCGGGTGTTGACCGCCGACGAGCTGGCGGCCGTCCGTGAGCAGGCCGAGCGGGCAACGAAGATCGCCGACATTCGGGCGTTCGCCGACTTCCTGGAGCAGCACCCGGATCTGCCCGTCACTCACATCCGGATGCAGGCGTCACTCAACCCGCACGGTGACGTGTGGAACAGCGGGGCTGAGGGCGTTGCCGAGGTGCAGCGTCTCGCCGGGCTCTTCGACTGCCGGGTCAAGCAGGACGACGAGCACATCACGGCGACCCGCGAGGTGGGGGCGACCGAGTACGTCATCGTGGCCTGGCACAAGGACGGCCGCCCGGCCGAGGCGATCACCTGCAACTGGTGCACCGACCCGGCCAGTCCCGACCCGGCGCTTCACCCCGGTGACGGTCGCACCCACGTTCCCGCCGATGACCTGGGCTTCGGCTTCTCGCGTCAGGATGACGACCCGCAGGTGATCCGCCCGCATTCGCCCCGGGTTCCGCTGCACACGGGTGCGGTGGTCGACGGCGGCGTCCTGGTCGACGAGACCCCAGCCGAGTCCCCGGCGAGCGGCCTCACTCTCGCCGCCGACCTGTCGCGTGGCCCGCTGGCCGGCACCACGCCGGTCGTCACCTACTTCTCCTTCGGCCACGGCCAGACCGACCCGGACACCGGGCAGAAGCTGATCGACCACTACGTGACCGTGGTCGCGCCGACGTACGAGGAGTGCCGGGCGGCGATGTTCGCGTCCCGGTTCGGCCGGGCGTGGTCGTTCGACTACCTCGCGGGCCGGGCGAAGACGACCGAGGCTGTGTCGGAGTGGACCGAGCACGAGGTCATCATGGCGCCCGGCACGGATCCGGCGTTGGGCGAGGCCGCGCTGAAGGCGGCGGCTGCTCTGCTGGTCGACGAGCCGGTTGCCGAGGCCCGCTGATGGCCGAGATCTACCGCGGCAACTACGACCGGGAGCCTCCGCCGCCCGCCGCGCCGTCGCAGGGCCTGTGTCGGCAGTGCGACCACCGGGCCACCCGCCTGGTCCGGTACGGGGTCAACGAGCCGGTTGCGGTCTGCCTGTGGCATTCGCTGGTCGCCCAGCAGATGAGGCACGCGCACCTGGTCCGCGACCTCGCGACCGCGTCTCCCTGATCTGCGGTGCGGCGAGGGCCCGACCCCCCTCCCGCCGTACCGCCGCCGGGCTCGCATTCGCGGGCGGGTCCGGCACCGGCCCGGGACGCAGGTCCCCTACCTCGGCGTCCCGGGCCGGACCCCCGACTTCGCACCGAACTTCGCACCTACTTCGCAGGAGCACTCCGTGGAACTCAAGCTCGAACGCCGCGACCAGGCCAACGAGACGCCGCACATCGGCCCCTTCATGCTCACGCCCGCCGTCAACGAGGACTACTGGGCCTATCGGGTCCGGCTCTCCGACAAGCAGGCCATCGTCGGCTTCCCGAAGTTCATGACGATCGGCATCGGCTTCGCGGTCGAGGAGGACCGGAACACCAACTTCCCGTACACCGTCGACACCGAGGCGACGTTCCAGCACATCAAGCACAACAAGGGCGACGACTCGATCTCCGACGATGACGTCCGTGCCGCGATCGCGCTGGTCCAGCAGGCCGCTCGGGAAGACCGGGGGGACGTCTGATGAGCCTGCTCGAAGACTTCTACGTCAACACCGGGGAGATCCGCCTCCCCGACAACGAGATCATCACCCGGCCAATCGCCGCCGACCGCCCGTCGTTCGCCGTGCTCGGCAGCTCGGGTGAGTTCCCGCTCGGCATCCGCCCGCCGGCGCCCGACCTGATCGACCCGGCGGCGACGCTGCGGATCTCGGTGCCGGTCACGTACGGCAGCCCGATCCCGCTGGCCGTGCCGCGCCGTCCGTGGTTCTACCGGGGTACGCACCGGTGGACGCGGTCGCTGGCGCTGCTGACCGCCGCGACGTGGCCGGGCGGTGCCCGATGAGCATCGACAACACTGCCAGCCCCGACAACCGCCAGCTCAACGCCTACGGTGTCCTCGCCGTTGGCAGCACCGACTGGATCACCAGCCAGGAAGCCGCCGGACAGCGGCAGCTCGTCGCGTCGACGTCGCTGCCGACCGACGCATCCGGCGACGACGCCGAGTTCCTGGCCCTCGGCTTCACGTTCGGCGACCCCGACCCGGGTGACCCGATGTTCCGGCCGGTCACCCTCCCGGACGGCTGGTCCAAGCAGCCCTCGGACCACGACATGTGGTCGCACGTCGTCGACGAGCTCGGCCGCCGCCGGGTGGCGGTGTTCTACAAGGCCGCCTTCTACGACCGGCGGGCGTTCATGCGGCTGGAGTCGCTGCGCTCGTACGCCCACGACCTGCGCTACACGGGCGGCCTGCCGGTGTACGACGACGTGTGGTGCACGCCGGAGACGTTCGCGGCGGCGGCAGCGGAGATGCGCGGCGAACTCGCGGAGGACGCCGAGCGGATCGCCGCGCGCGCCGCCGAGCAGCCGGACGACGACTACTGGTCCCGCCACCTGGCCGAGCTGCGGGACGAGCTGGCGGCGCATGACGCGTGGATGGCGCGGGTCTCCGAGGCGGTGGCCCGGTGATCCTCGACCTGATCAACGCCGCCGCCGGGATCGCCTACATCGTGGCCCTCACCGTCGGCCTCTACCGGTCCCGCCGGGGAGCGCTGCGGGACGCCGACCACGCGATCGCCGCGTTCATGCTGGCCGCTCTCGCCGCGCTCATCTCCGCTGTTGCCGCCCTGATGCGGGTCGACGTCCACGGGTGGGTGCCGGTCGGGCTGGCCGGGTTCTTCCTGGCAGGGGCCGTGCTGGTGGTCTTCCTGGCCGTGGGGCGCGCGGACCGGATGGAGGACGCCCGGTGAGCGCCGCCGACCTGGACGAGGAGCACTGCGGTAACAACTGCGGCGGCGTCTACGAGGACGGCGAGCGCATCGAGGAGCCCGACGACTGCGTGTGCTGCGAGTGCTGCTGCGACTGCCTCGCCTGCATCTACGCGCCACAGGACGGGATGCTGCTCACCCCGGAGCAGCGTGCCGGGATCGGCGCAGGCCTCGACGACGTCCCGCCGAACGCCGGGAGCGCGTCATGAGCGCCGCCGAGCCGATCTACTACACCGCTTTCCCCCACCAGCCCATCCCCTGGCCCGAACGTCGAGGCCGCTGGATCTGGGCCATCACCGACGGCATGGCCGGACGCACCATCGCCAAGGGCACGGCCTTCACCCAACGCGGTGCCGTCCGCAAACAGCAGCGGGCGTACGGCCAGTGCGTGTGCATCACCGGAACGTGCCGCGCTGACCGGCCCGTCCTGCACCCCCTCGACCGGATGGCCGCGCACCGCATCACCGACCGGCTGCAGCGCGACGACATCCCGGTGACCGTCCGCATCGACGGCCCGGACGGTGTGGTGGTGCTGTGGCCGGCGCTGGCTCTGACGCCGGAGCAGGAGGCGCACACGTTGCATGCGGTGTTGCCGGAGACGGACGCCCCGGTCCGCTGGGCAGGTGTCGCATGACGGCGCCGACCACCTACGCCAACCCGTACTGGGACAAGGTCCAGGGCCACGTCCGCGTCGACCGGTGGGACCGCACCCCGACCGTTGACCACTACCGCAGCGACAACCCCGCCGTCAGCCGGCACGACCTGGTCAGCGAGTACGCGTGGACCATCACCGACCCGGACACGGTCGCGTTCGTCGCCAAGCACTGCGGACCCCAGGTCGTCGACCCGCTCGCCGGATCCGGCTACTGGGCATGGCTCCTCGGCCAGCACGGCATCGACGTCGCTGCCTCGGACCTGAAGCCAGGCGCAAACGACTGGCACCGGCATGGCGTGCACCTGCCCGTCGCCCGCCAGGAAGGACCGCACGCGGTCCGGCTGGCCGGCCGGGACCGGACGCTGCTGCTGTCGTGGCCGCCGTACTCGATGCCCGTCGGTGCGGAGCTGGTCGCCGCGTATCAGGGCGACCGGATCGTCTACATCGGCGAGGGCCCGTACGGCTGCTGCGGCGACGAGGACATGTGGGAGCTGCTGGAGGCCGGTTGGACCGAGGTGGCCTCGCACCGGCCGGTTCAGTGGTACGGGCTGCGGGACTGGGTGACCGTCTACGAGCGGACGGCCGGTGATGTCCGGTGACCGAGCAGCTGACCCTGCCGCCCGTCGTCGGCGAGTGGACGATCACCAAGCCCAGCCACCACGCGCTGATGCCCGAGGCCGTCTACCACGACGACCCCGTGCCCGGCGGCTCCCTGTCCTCGACCGGCGCGCGCAAGCTCCTGCCACCCGGCTGCCCCGCCAAGTACCGCTGGTGGGCCGACAACCGCGAGCCGTTCAAGGCAGTGTTCGAAGAGGGCAAGGCAGCTCACCGCAAGGTCCTCGGCGTCGGCTCCGAGCTGGTGTTGGTCGACCGGCCGCGCTGGGACACCAACGAGGTCAAGGCGCAGCTCGCCGAGATCCGGGCCGCCGGAAACGTGCCGCTGAAGAAGCCGGCCATGGACATGGTCGACGCGATGGCCGCCGCGCTGCGCGAGGATCCGATCGCCGGGGTGCTGCTCGACCCGGACCAAGGCGCGACCGAGCTGTCGCTGTTCTGGCGCGACCGGTCCGTCTGGGGTCGGTCGCGGCTGGACCGGCTGACGAAGCTGCGCAGCGGCCGTCCGGCGATCGTCGAGTACAAGTCCGCGGCATCCGCGGCGCCGGCCGACGTCGAGCGGTCGATGGCCCGGTTCGGCTACCACGTTCAGGGCGGGTTCCAGCGGGCCGGAGCGGTCGCGCTGGGCCTGGCCCCGGAGGACGTGGCGTTCCTGATCGTCGCGCAGGAGAAGGAACCGCCGTACCTGTGCACGGTCATCGAGCCGGACTTCACAGCGATGCGCATGGCGGCGATTCGGGTGCGCGAGGCGTTCGACATCTACGCCGAATGCATGGAGTCGGGCCGCTGGAAGGGCTACGCGGACGACGTCGTGCTCGCCGAGTTGCCGCCGTGGGAGACCCGCGAGCTGAACGGCCAGGTGTGGTGATGGCCAAGCGTATCCAGGTTCAGCGCTTCAAGTCCACGGGCCGCGCGCAGTGCGAGGAGTGCGGCACCCCGCCACGGCTGTGGGCCCGGGAGCGGGCGCGTCTGCACGTCGACCGCGAGGGCCACACCGTCCGCTTCGTCATCGAGGACACCACCGTCTACAGCAGGAAGGCCAGCTCGTGAACGACCTGGACAAGGCCCGCACCGTCCCATGCCCCGACTGCAAGCGGCCCGCCGGTTCGAAGTGCGTGCACCTCGAAACCCTCGCCGAGACCAACGGCGTCCACTCGTCGCGGATCTACCGGGCGTACCTGGTCGGCGAGGCGATCGCCGAGAACGTGGCCTACGAGCTGCGCATCGCCCTGGAGCGGCTCGCCCAGGCCGCCGAGCAGTACCTCCAGACCGATCACTGCAGCGCCGCCCGGGAGGTGGAGCTGCGTCGCAACCTCGGCGAGGCCACCACCGATGCGGCGCTGTGGCTGACCATGCCGAACGGAGCCACACCATGACCAACGCTCTCGACCGGATCGCCGCCCCGGCGCCGATTACCCAGACCACCGCCGTCGAGCAGGCCCGCGCGGTGGCCGAGGTCGCCGCCGCCGTCCAGGTCGCCCAGCAGTGCCCCCGCGACATCCGCCGCGCCTGGGCCGAAATGGACGACGCCTGCCGACGCCTCGGCCTCGCCGAGGTCGCGTTCTACTCCGTGCCCAACCGAGGCCGTGACGCTTCCGTGCACCTCGCCCGAGCCCTTGCCCTGATCTGGGGCAACCACGACTCCGGCGTCCGCGAGCTGTCCCGCGACGACGTGAACGGCATGTCCGAGATCCAGGCCTACGCCTGGGACCAGCAGACCAACGTCCGCAGCTCGCGAACCTTCCAGGTGCCGCACGCCAAGATGGTCAAGGACAAGAAGACGGGCGCGCAGGAGCGCAAGGCGCTCACCGACCTGGCCGACGTCTATCTCAATAACCAGAACATCGGCGCGAGGGCGCTCCGCGAGTGCATCTGGGCAACCCTGCCCCGGGACTACGTCGACCAGGCGAAGGCGATCTGCGAGGAGACCCTTCGCAACGGCGACGGCACCCCGCTCCTCGACCGGATCGCCAAGATGGTCGAGGTCTTCGGGAAGGCCGGCGTCACGCCGAGGCAGATCGAGACGCGGCTGGGGAAGCCGCGCGGGCAGTGGACCTCGGTCGATGTCGCGGACATGCAGATCGTCATCCGATCGATCGCCAGCAAGGCGACCACCGTGGACGCTGAGTTCCCGCCCGAGCGGGTGACGGCGGCTGAGATCACCGGCCAGCGCGCTCCGGCTCCGTCGGTGTGCGGCTGGTCGACGCCGGACGGACCGTGCGCCCTGGCGCTGGGCCATCCGGTCGGGCCGGAGCTGCCGGGCTACGACGGCCACGACGTGGCGCCGGCGGGTGAGGGCCGGTGAGCACCTGGCAGGAGACGGTGCAGCTGGGTCTGTGTCTGGCGGCTGTGGTCGCGGTCGTGTGGATCGTCGCGAGGTTGCTGCGATGACCGATCTCGTCTCGCCGTTCCTGTACGCGGACGTCAACGCCGGCGAGATCCGCCGGGTCGCCGACGCGCTCAAGGTCCTCGCAGACCCGACCCGACTGCGGATCCTGGCCCTGTTGTACCGGCACGGGCCGCTGCTGGTCGCCGAGCTGATGCCCGACCTGGGCTTGACGCAGGCGACCGTCAGTCACCACATCAAGACGTTGACCGATGCCGGGCTGGTCCGCGAGGAGCCGGTGTCCGGCGCCCGCGAGATCGTCATCGATGCCGTGTCTGGACTGGCCCGGCTGGTGGACCCGACGAACGGCGGCGGTCGATGATCCGGCCGCTGCGGGCGGTGGCCCTCGATTTATCGACGGCCGCCACGGCGATCGCATCGACGCACACGTCGACTGGTGAGCCGCGGCTGTCGGTGCGGACCATCGATACGGCCAAGCGGCCGCTGCACATGCAGACCGATCTGATCGATGTGCAGGTGCGGCAGGCGTGCGGGTTCGGCTCGGGTAACCGGCTCCTCGGCCGCGGCTTCGCTGACCTGGTCGTCATCGAGGGGACGTTCTCCCGGCAGTCGTCGTCGGACTATCCGCTGCACCACGTGCGGGCGTGTGTGACGCAGTGGCTGGCCCGGCAGGGGATTCCGTACGTCGATGTGGCTCCGGCGACGGTGAAGGTCTATGCGACCGGCTCGGGTGCGACGTCCGGGGCCAACAAGGTGACCAAGGACAAGGTCATCTCCGCGGTGATCGCCGCGTACGGGCGGCTGTTGCACATCCCGCCGACCGACGACAACTGTGCGGACGCCGTAACGCTTCTGGCTCTCGGGCTGGACGCGTACGGACAGCCGCTCGCCACGATGCCGGACTCGCATCGACGGGCGCTGAACTCGGTGAAGTGGCCGAAGCTCGATCTATCGACGGCGGTGCCCGCATGAGGTTCCTCGGTGGCCGCAAGCCCGTCGTCGAGGAGGTGTCGCCTCCGTCCGTCGATCGGGAGCAGGTTTTCCTGGACCGGATCGGCGAGGTCGATCGGTTGTCCTCGGTGCTGCTGCTGGCGCAGTCGGATCTGCCTGCGGAGGACCGGAGTCAGCGGTTGATCGATGCGCTCCTCGACATTCGGCGGGCGTTGTGCCTGACGGCTCCGGGGCCGCAGGTGCCGGTCGTGCCGGGGCGGCCGTCGTGACGGTCCAGCTGTGCGTGTGTGGGTGTCCGCAGGGTCGGCATCTGCTGGCCCGGCGGGACTGCAAGTCGTGCCCGGACTGCACGCAGTTCAGGGCGGCCGAGTCGGTGGCGCTTGATGTCGGCGCGTTGCTCGGCGAGGTCCAGGGCGACGTGTCCCGGGAGACCGAGCTGGCGGCCCGGCTCGCCGACGTCGAGCGGCAGCTGGCCGAGGCTCGCCGCGAGCTGGCCAAGCGGCCGAGCGAGGCCGACTGGCTGGCGGTCAAGAGCGACCGGGCCCGGCTGCGTAAGGCCGTCGCCATGCCCGGTCCGGCGGTGGCGAACGCGATGGGCGTGCTGCTGTTCGCCTACGACGCGTGGCAGTGCCTCGACGGGTCGGTGAACTGCTCACGCCGCTACTACGCCGACGACCCGGATCACGGGTGTGGGCCGCTGACGCCGGTGACCGTGACCGTCTCCCGCAGGCCCGCGTCGTGAGCGCCGCCGAGGACCGGGCCGACGCCGACATGGTCATGAGCGTGCTGCTGGCGTCGCCGAACCGCGACGAGCCGGGCGCTCTCCTGGCGGCCGCGAAGGCCTACCAGGCCCTCAAATCTTCCCGCGAACGCGCCGTGCGTCGCGGGGCAACCATCGAAGGAGCACCACACAGCATGAGCGACATCACGGTGAACGTGTCGGGCACCTGGTCGGCGAAGCAACGGGCGAACAACGGCCTCGACCTGGTCGCCGCGCACGTCCGGAAGGAATGGCTGGACGCCCAGCAGGTCGTCCGGATCCCCGTCGTCGGCTACGTCGAGTACCACAACTGGCACCACCCGTTGTCCGGGAAGGTCCTCGTGGTGTCGATCCCGGTGATCGAGCCGGGCGTCGAGGCGGACGGCGCGGACCCGAACGGCGCGGGCGCGCGGCTCATGGAGATCCTCGACCAGCTGCGTAAGCAGCGTGGCAAGGGAGCGTCTGAGGATGTGCCGCCGCGCGCCGGTGAGCTGGCGGGGCAGATCAGTTTCGACTTCGACGGCGACGGCGGGGTGTCCGGCGAGGTCCGGCTCGGCCCGGACGGCGAGCACGTGGTGCCGGAGGCCTCCGGCGAGGAGCTGATGGCCGAGCGGGCCGAAGCGGCGGCGGCCGGGGTCCCGGCGGCGTCGTTCTCCGGCGGTGAGGACGCGTGAGCAAGCGGATCACGGCCGGAGAGGCCGAGGAGCTGTACGCCGACGGCGAGGGCGAGCACGGCGACGTCGTCGGTGACTGGACGCTGGTCGGCGGGTCGCTCGACCACAAGCACCGTGAGTCGCGGTGGCACCAGCGGTACTGGCTGATCGTCCGGGACGCCGCCGGTGAGCTTTACGGGCTGGACTTCGGGATGGGTCTGACCGAGTCCCAGGAGAACGACTTCCCGTGGCCCTCGTACGTCGACCGCAGCATCCCCGCCGACAGGGAGCTGAAGCTGACCCGGCTGTACCGGCATGAGGTGACGCGTGTCGAGTACTGGACGACGCCGCCCGAGGGGGCGAGGTCCAGTGGCTGATCCGACCTCTTTGGAGCAGACCGACGTTCGGCTCGGTCTGCTCCGCGACATCGCCGACGGCCTGGTCGTCGACGACGACATGTTCATGCCGACGATGACCGTGGACGGCATGCTCGTCCCGGTCGGCTCGGGCGTGTGGGAGCTGGAGCGGTTCTTCTGGGTGCGGCAGCCGTTCACGTCGCGCCGGTGGGAGCCGACCGAGTTCGGCCGGGCGCTCCTCGAGGAGGCCGACCGTGGCTGATCAGAACGAGCCTCGGCAGCCGCTGCTGACGCCCGAGCAGGCCGCCGAGATCCTCGCCGCACTGAGGAACGGCCCGGCGATCGTCTGCTACGCGAAGTGCTGGCCGTGCCAGATGGGTCAGCACGACGACATCCCGCATACCTGGATGGACTCCGACGGCCGTGAGCATGCGGGGATACCGGCCGACAAACCGCTGGACGAGCTGGCCGTGGAGAAGCCGTGCGGTTGCCACTGCAATGCGGCGAACGTGGGCGGTGGGGCCGGTGCGTAGGCGTCTGCGTTTCGCGGTCGCCCGCCTGCTGGCCCGCCTCCCCGGCACCTGCCAGCAAACCGTGTGGCAGTGGGCGAACGGCCACACCCGCCGGCCGTGGGCGCGTGTCCGGCCGGGCTGCCGGGAGCTGGCGGTCCGGTACGGCTGGTGCCCATGCGGCCAGGTGGTCGGACCGGACGAGGCTGAGCTGGGTGCGGCCATGCGCCGTCACCCGGCCGGCCGGGCCCGAGGCGGTGACCGTCGTGGCTGAGCCGGACAAGACCGCCGAGACGATCGAGGCGTTCACCGCCCTCCGAAAGGCTTGTGACGAGCTGCTCGCCACCCTCGACCGGATCGCCGACAAGGAGCAGAGCGACACCGTCTACATCCCGCCGGAGTACGCCCTGGAGGTCGCCCACAAGCGGGGTAGGGCGGCCGGGTTCGCCCGGTCCGCCGAGATCGCCCGGGACATGATCGGCGGTGAGGACCGTGGCTGAGCTGCACGAGCGCGTCGGCTACTGGGACCTCACCCCCGAGGAACGCGCCGCCATCCAAGAGTGGCTCGCCGCGCACCGCATCGACCCGAACCGAACCCCGATCGACCCGCTGCTGGAGTACGACGACGTCCACGACGAGTGGCGTATCGAGCAGTACAAGCACGACGAGCGGGGCCGACTGCTGGTCGATGAGACCGGTGATGGCGTGCGCCGGTGCATCGTTCGGCGCCGTAGCCAGTCGTGGGTTTCGTGGCCGTACTGGGGCGGTGAGGTCCGGTGATCGCGTTCACGTTCGGCGCCGCCGTGTGGCTGATCGCCTTCTTCGGAGCGCTCGGCACCGCCGCGTACCTGGCCACCCGGCCCGGCTGGAAACCGTTCCTGACCGCGGTCGTGCTCGGCCTGGTCGCCGCGGCCCTGCTCGCCGGAGCGGGCGTCTACCTAGACCACCTCGCCGAGGTGCCGTCATGACGAAGCGATACCCGAACGGCACATGGTGCGGCGGCATCCTCCCGGCCGTCGTGCTGCTGATGCCGTACGCCCTCGTCCGCTACGCCATCGACCGGCGGCGGGCCCGAAAGGCAGGCCACCGTGGCTGACCGCAGCGTGCACCTCATGGTGGAGGTGACCTACCAGGCCGAGCCGGGCCAGGTCGCGGCGTTCCGGGCTGCGCTCGCCAGGTGGGCCCCGGCCAGGGCGTGCCGCACATGCGACTACGGCAACGACCCGGCGTGCGGCCACGAGGGGCGGGCCGAGCGGGTGTGTGCCGCGCCGGTCGGTGACTTCGACTGTGCGGTGGTGCCGTGCCTCGGCTCCTGTGCGAACCCGGCGGGTGGTGCCTCGTGGACTTCCTGAACTGGCTGTGGCGCCGCGAGGTGGAGATCTTCCTCGCGGCCGCCGTGGTGCTGCTCCTGCTCACCTGCGGAGGCTGCTGATGGGCGAGAGCATCACCACCCGCCTCGACATCCCCTACAACCAGCAGCCGGCGACCCGGGCCAAGGCCGTCCGCGTCATGCAGCGGCTCGGCGCGGCCGACCTGATCGAGGCCCTCGGCCTCGACGACACACCGCCGCCACCCGAACCAGCACGGACCGGAATCAACCTCGGCGGCGGTAGCCTCCGCTGCTCGAAATGCCGCCAGCGGACCCGCGCGGATGGCATCTGCCGCCGCAAGACCAGGTGCGGTGACCCGTCATGAGCGACCACACCGAACCGGCCTACGACATCGCCAACTGCCGCTCCTGCAACGCCCAGATCATCTGGGCCACCAGCAGCGGCGGCAAACGGATGCCCGTCGACGCCGCACCCGTCCCGGACGGCAACGTCGAACTCACGTTGCAGCCCGGGGCGTTCGTCGGCCCGGTCGCCGCCGTCCTCACCGGGCCGTCGCTGTTCGAACGGCCGCTACGGAAGGCGCACTTCACGACCTGCCCAGAGGCTGAGCAGTGGAGGCGGCGATGACCGCCGAAGTCTTGCGCGAAAGTCTTCCGCAGCCGACCCGCACCTACCGCCGCCGCATCTGGGTCCCGGCATTCGGCCTCGGCCCGCTGGTCCTGACCGACGACCAGCGGGTGTGGCGGCTGGCCTACCTCCGGCCTGCGGGAGGTGCCCGGTGATCGAGCACCTGACGTGGCTCGACGAGCAGCTGGCCGCCGGGCGGCGCGTCGACACCGACGAGCTGTGGACCCTGCTGTTCTTCCGCCTCGACGAGAACCGGTCGCTGACCGATCGGGTCTGGCGGACCTGGGTGGCCAGGCCGGAAGGCGTCGGCCGGCCGGGAGGTGCCCGGTGATCACGTTGACGGCGGAGATGCGGGCCGCCGCCGCACGCCGGATGGGCGTCGACGAGCTGGACCCGTGGACGGTGGCCGCCATCGTCGACGTCCTCGCCATCGCCGACCGGCACCTACGCGCCGTCATCGCGGGAGACATCAAGGCGGCCCTCGCCGCCGACGAGGCGGACAGTGACGTGACCTCCGGCGAGGCCATCTGGGAGCAGTGCGGCTACCGCCGAGGACTGGACACTGCTGCCGAGATCGTCGAAGGAGCCGCGACGTGATCCCGGTGACCGACGAGATGTACAACGCGTTCCGGGCGGCACTCGCAGACGGCAACGGCTACTGGAACGCCCTGGCCGCCGTGCTGGTGGTCGTCGAGCGGGACCACCTGCGGCCGGCGCCCGGCCCGGACCGCTGCTCCACCTGCGGCCGCACCTCCCGCAACCTCACCCCGGTCACCGAGCTGGTCGACGCCCGGCTTGGGCCGTCCTGCCACGCCCGCTACCTGCGCTCCGGCGGCGGCCGCCAGGCGCTCCCCATCGGAGGCACCCAGTGAGCGACCTGCCCAACATCCCAGGCACCTGCGCCAACCGGCCCACCGTCGGCGGCCTCGTCGCCCCGTTCGTCAACATCCGGCTCGCCGACGGCGGCGTGGACTTCCGCACCCCGCACCAGGCCACCTACGAGCGCTGCTGGCAGGAGAATCTGTGCCAGACGTGCGGCGGCCGCCTCGCCAGCCTCGTCGTGTTCTTCGGCGGCCCGCGCCAGGTCCGGGAACGCCGTTTCGACGAGCCGCCCCTATGTCTGCCCTGCGCCGTTTACGCGTCCCAGGCATGCCCGATGGTCGCCGGACGGATGCCCCGGTACGCCGACCGTGAGCGCCTTTCCGAGGGCAAGCGCGGGCACGTCTGCCCCGACGCCGAATGCCAGTGCGGAGGCTTCACTGCGTCGGACCCGAACGCCTACGACGCGTCCGGCGAGCCCGCGCACGACTGGTTCGCCGTCTACGTCCGCGCCGGGGACTGGCAGCTCACCGGCAACGTCGTCGAGGTGCCGTGCTCCGACCGGGGCTGTCTCCACGAGCGGACGCTGATCAATGGCTGCCATCTCACCGCGGACCCGCGCAAGGTGCTGCTCGCCTCGACACAGGCGGACGGCCGGGTGTGGCGGCGACTCACCGCGGACGAGCTGGCCGCCCGGCTCGGAGGCGTCTGATGGCCCGCGTCAAGTCGAAGGTCAAGCCGCACGTGCACGTTGCCGACCCGGCCGTGCCGGCCGATCCGCTCGACCGCACCGGCCGCCGGGTGTGCACCGTCTGCCACCTGATCGGCAGGCCCGGCGACGGCCGCCACACCATGCCCGACCCGGTGCCGGACGCCCAGAGCGCGGCGGCCGGCGAAAGGAGCGAGGGGTGACCGAACACCGACGCCAGATCTACATCACCGGAACCCACCGCCACCGCCTCAACGGCAAGGAACGGACCGGCCTGATCCTCTCCTGCACCCGCTGCGGCGAGCAGATGCTCACCGACCGGTTCGACGTGGCCGACGTCGTGGCGTTCACCGATCGGCACATCGAACGCACCGAGGGCGGCACCTGAATAGCGCCACACGAGCCATTGCCCGGACGTCATGGAATACGGCGTCCGGGCTGATCCACAGGACCACACATGCGATTTCCGGAACGGTACGAAAGCGGGCGGCCGAAAGTGATCAACAGTACAGGCCGAAAAGGCAGCGAAAGAACCGAAACTGGTCTCTGCCTGGGAGAATGGGGGGCGGAATGGGTGCGGCTAACACCCATCCCGCAGGCCCGATCCGACGAACCCGGAAGGAGCCCTGGCTCCATGCTGCCATGGCCGCGCCCAACGTGGCGCCAATGCAACACCGTGTCCCCCCTCACTCGCCCGGGTGGTGGCCACTGATGGCGAAAGTCACCAAGCGTCTCCGCTTCGAGATCCTCCGCCGCGACGGCTTCCGCTGCCGCTACTGCGGAGCCACCCCCGACGAAGTGGAACTCCGCGTCGACCACGTCAACCCCGAGGCGCTTGGCGGCCGCACCGAACCCGAAAACCTGGCCACCGCCTGCGAACCCTGCAACAGCGGCAAGACGTCCATCAAGCTCGACGACCCCGTCGTCGCCGACGTCGCCCGCGACGCCATCCGCTGGGCCCGCGCCATGGAAATCGCCGCCGCCGGCCAGCGCGCCGACCGCGAAGAACGCGACGCCCGCCGACAGGCATTCCTCGACAAGTGGAACGAGTGGCACTACGACCACCGCGGCGAACGGCACTACATGCCACTGCCGAACGAGTGGCCGACCAGCGTCGACGCGTTCATCAAAGCAGGCCTCGACCTCGGCGACCTGGCCGCAGCAGTCGACATCGCCATGGCCAAGAAGCAGATCAGGAGCGACGCGATCTTCCGGTACTTCTGCGGCATCTGCTGGCGGATGATCGCCGAACGCCGCGAGACCGCCGCCGCCCTCGTCCACCTGGTCGACGACGAGGACGGCGAGTAATGGCACGCAGCGAGGCCCGCCTGGCCGTCTCCATCTGGTCCGACCCCGACTTCCTGGCACTCACCCTGGGCGCCCAGCGCATGTTCATGTTCCTGCTCTCGCAGCCCGACCTCGCCCACGACGGCGTCATCGCACTACGGGAACGCCGCTGGAGCAAAGCCGCCGCCGGCCTCACCCCGGCCCAGGTCGCCGACGACCTCGACGAGCTCGAACGCGCCCGCTTCATCGTCGTCGACGCCGACGCCGAGGAGCTGCTCATCCGGTCGTTCATCCGCCGCGACAAGGGCTACCGACAGCCCAACGTCCTACGCGCGGCCGCCGAACACCTGAAGGTCGTCACGAGCCGGACGATCCTCCGCGAGATCGCCGCAGAGCTTCAGCGCATCGGATCCAGCGGCGACTGCCCGCCCGGAGCGGCCGGACTGCTCGCCGAGATGCGCACCACCATCCGCAAGGCCATTCCCGCAGGTGATGAGGGATCCGGAAACCCTTCCCGGAACCCTTCCCCGGAGGGTACGGCGAACCCCACGAGTGGTGCCCTGGGGGAAAGGGGAGTGTCTACTACCGTAACTACTGACTCCCCTTTCCCCGTTCCTCGAATTCCCCACCCCCAGCCTTCGGCCGGGGGTCGCGCGGACACGCCCGCACGCGAGGCCGACGCGCCGCCGGAGCCCCCCTCCGACCGATGCCGCAAACACCAAGACACCGACGACGACCCCGGACCGTGCGGCGGCTGCGGCGACGCCCGCAAACGCCGCGCCCGCTGGGACCGCCGACAAGCCGCCACCGCCGCAGCCCGCCAGTCCCGCATCGCCCAGGACCGGGCCGCCGCCACCGCGGCCGCCGTCGCCGCCTGCAACCTGTGCAACGACCGCGGCTACACCAACGGCAAGCTCTGCACCCACGACCCCGCCCAGGACCAGCGCGTCCGCCAAGGCGCCGCAGCCGCCCGCGCCGCCCTCGCCACCCGGGAGCCAGCGTGAGACTCACCAGCGGCCAACACGCCCGCCAACACCTCCGCGACATCCGCGAACACCACGGCATCAGCCGCCGCGAACTCGCCAACCGGCTCCACATCGTCTACAAGACCCTCGTCAACCGCGAACTCGGCGAACGAAGCACCGACATCGGCGACTTCATCAACCAGGCCGCCGCCCTCGGCTACGCCGTCCACGTCGTCCCCGCCACCATCGCCGACGACTCCATCGACGAACACACCGAGACCACCCGGCTCTCCGCCGCCGACTTCGCCCACGAATACGACCACCTCCGCGACTACGGCCACACCCGAGCAGAGATCGCCCTCCGCCTCGGCATGAGCCGCACCGCCATCGACGCCGCCTACATCCGCGCCGTCCGCAACGGCCTGCTCACCCCCGACCGGAGGACCGCATGACCTACCGCACCGGCAACCACTGGGGCGTCACCATCGTCCGCCAGGGCGAACGCACCCCCGAGGGCCACATCGTCGGCACGGACCAGCTCGTCGCCGTCGTCGTCAACGGAGACCAGGCCCTCGCCGAACGCATCTGCGCGCTACTCAACGCCGAGCCATGCCGTGACCGCGTGACCGGACTGCACCTCGACCCGTGCACCTGCCGACCAGCCGCCGCCGACTCGTGCACCTGCGGCCACGACGGCCTCGCCGACATGTTCCACACCCGGCCATGCCCCATCGCCGAACGCCGCTTCATCCGGCTCCGCAACACCGAGGACGGAGCATGACCCAGCTGTTCTGCGCGATCCCCACCTGTCGCATCCCCGGCGAACACCGCCCTCTCTGCGACGGCGACTGCCGCTACGGCTGCCAGCCCCGCCTCGCCGAAGACGGCTACGTGTGCGACTCGTGCGTCGGCTACGACCACCAGCTCCTCGGCGTCATCGCCGACCTCGCCCCGGATGCCCGCGCCGTCGCCGCCGGCCAAGCCCGACCCGGCGCCACCCGCAACGGCGGCAGCAGCAACAAGCCCGGCTCACAGAGCCCGCTCAACGACGGCGCCACCGACGCCCTCGGCGAGATCACCGCCGAACTCACGAAGATCGCCCGCCGCATCGCCACCGTTCGCGGCCTCAGAGGGCCTCAGAGCCACACAGAGGGCCGCACCCCGGGCGATCCCCTCGGAACCCTGTGTTCGTGGCTCAGCGACAACCTGGGGTGGGTTCGCCACGCCGTTGATGATCACGGCCAGCCCTACGCCGTCACCGTTCACGCCGCCATCCGCGACGCCGCCAACCGCATCCGCGCCATCGTCAACGGCCCCCACGCACGCCGCTACCTCGGCCCCTGCGGCACCAACACCCCCAAGTGCAAGATCTGCCAAGCCACCGACATCGACCACCACCGCGAGTGCGACGTCACCTGCCCCCACAAGTTCGTACCCGGCCCAGAATGCGACGGCGACGTCTACGGCCGACCCGGCGCCACACACGCCACCTGCCGCACCTGCAACGCCCAACACGCCCAACACGACCGACGCACCTGGATCGACGGCCTCACCGCCGACCTCGCCGCACCAGCCCGCGACATCGCCCACGCCCACGGCATCCCCGTCAAAACCATCCGCACCTGGGCCAACGAGATCCGCACCGACAGCGGCACCGTCATCCGGCCGGCCAAGCTCCGCACCTACTGGCGCGACGGCACCAACGTCGTGCCCTGGGAACCCCGACCAGACACACTCAGCGACCACGACTGGCGACAAGAAACCACACGCCGCGGACCCCGCCTCCACTTCGTCGGCGACGTCCTCACCCTCGCCCGACAAGCCGCCGAGAGACGAGCCACACGTCAGCAAGAGTTGACAACCAGAGACCTTGAATCCACCATGTGATCAACGTCGGACCAGTAGCACCGACGAAGACCACCGACAAGCCCCGCGCCAACAGGCCGGGGCTTTCGTCGTCCCCAGCGCGCGTTAGAGCAGGTCGGTAGCTCGCGTGGCTCATAACCACGAGGTCGCGGGTTCAAATCCCGCACGCGCCACGACTCCGGGGTGGGAGATGGCTATCCGAGTGTGCGCCTGCATCGGCTGCACAGGCCACCCCGGCAGCTGCCCCCAACTCACCACCCAACGCCACTGCGACACCTGCCGGCCAGTACGCGAACGGGCACGCGGCACACGCCAACAGCGCGGATACGGCAAGACGCACGACGCACTCCGCGCACGCCTCAACCGCCGAGTCCAGACCGGCACCGTCCGATGCGCCCGCTGCCAAGAGCTGATCCAGCCCGGCACCGAATGGGCACTCGACCACACCGACGACCGCACCGGCTACCTCGGGGCCAGCCACGCCACATGCAACAACGCAGCAGGCGGACGAGCAGCACACGGAGGCTGACGTGGACGCAGCAGCACAACGCATCACCGACGCCCTCGCCCACGCCATCCACCACGGCGAACTCGCAGACGACGGCACCACCACCGGCATGCCCGGCGCCTGGGTCCTCATCGGCATGTGGCACGACGCCGAAGGCGAAGAACGCAGCGCCTTCCTCTCACCCGACGACCAGCCCCTCCACGTCACCCTCGGCCTACTCGACGCAGGCCAAACCGTGCACCGCGAAGAGATGCGCCGCTGGGTACTCGGAGACGGAAGCTGACCGTGGACCTCGAAGCCATGCAGGCACGCATCAACAAGCTGACCGAGGACCTCGCCAAGGCCAGCGCCGCACACGCCCTGCCCATCACGCTGCGCCCCACCCCGGCAGGCACCACGCAGCCACACGCACAGCCCGCACCAGCCCCACCCGGCAGCCCTCACGCAGGGTGACGAAGGGGAGGGGGGAGACCCCCACGCCCACCCGGGATAAGAAC